ATATGGAACTGGGAGCGTTCTCCCTCTTTGTCGAACTCTGCGTATTTCATGCTTGTGCCCAATGCAGGCGGCGTCGGCGGCAGCTATAACGCGGGTCACGTTTATGGGGTTGTCCCCAGCTTCTCCCTTAATCTGAAAAAGTGATTAAGGCAAGACAGAGAAAACAATTAAATCTGGCGGGCGCAAGACCCGCCTATTTTATAGGTGATGCTCAATGAGAAAGCCGAGAGTTGAGAATAGATATAATTTAAGATTCAGCGACATTCGCAATCTTGTGATTGTTGACAGATTGAAAATCTGTGAACCGCTGTTTTGGAGAAACAATGTTATAAATGCATGGTGCATCAACAGGGAAGTGGGTTCTGAAAATGATATAAAATTCGGTACGAATAACGAATTTTGGATAGGTATTTATGACGAACCAAAAGATGGATATTATATCAACTGTTATTGTTGCGCCTGGGGTGGTATGACATGGTATAGGTTTGATAAGTTTTATCAACCTTCTGACATTGAACACGAAAACGATTTAAAAACACAGGAATTATTACTTGAAAAGATAAACGAGTTGATTGATAAAGGTATTTTAGCACTTCCTGAACGGAAGAAATAAAATCAACATTTTATTGACACTTATTATACGATATATAGTATATTTAGAGCGATACAATACTATATATAGTATATGCGGTATGACGGATACCAGATATAGTACATATAGTGTACCATATACTGTATATAGTACGGCAACAACTACATATTGTGCCTGAAAGGAAATCTGATGCGGATAAATAAGTTTGATAAGAAAAACAGGTTCATTTCTTCGTTCGATACGGAAACCGGATTTTACATGCGGACAGGAGTTCTTGACGAACAGAACCATGATACCGGCATAGAACCGTTTATGAGTTCTTTTCCTGAACTGATCGACGTTGGAATCATGCAGACCTGCGTATGCGCAAGTAAGTGTAACGTTGACTGCTACCAGAAGGCGATTGACCGCAAAGGCGAGAATATGAGTCTTGGTAACTTCAAAAAGATTCTTGAAGAGTGTAAAGGTAAATCCTTTCAATTCGCATTAGGCGGGGCTGGGGACGTTGACACACACGAAAACTTTTATGAGATTCTTTCTCTTTGTTGTGCGTACAATATCGTTCCGAACTTCACAACAAGCGGAATTGCAATGACAAAAGAAAAGGCGACTATCTGCAAACAGTTCTGCGGTGCTGTTGCTGTTTCAGATCACAATGCACCGTACACAGAAAAAGCGATTGATCTTTTACTTGAAGCCGGAGTCAAGACAAACATCCATTACGTTCTAAGCAGCCGAACTATTGACGATGCAATCCATAAACTCAAAACAGACGGATTTAAAAAAGGAATCAACGCAGTTGTATTCCTTCTGTATAAGCCAATTGGCTTAGGCAGAATCGAAAACGTGCTAAAAGTCAACGATCCTCGGCTGAAAGAATTTTTTAATCTTATAGATACATGCAAGGTTTCACATAAGATAGGATTTGATTCTTGCACAATTCCTGGGGTTGTGAACTTCACGAAGAATATCAATCCCGATTCCGTAGACACATGCGAGGGTGGCAGATGGTCAATGTATATCACGCCTGATATGAAAGCACTCCCTTGTAGCTTTGATAATCAGGATTTGCGTTGGGCGTATGACATTTCCAATGACACGATTCAGAACGCATGGGATAGTGAAATATTTGAGGATTTCAGAAATCATTTCAAAAGGTCTTGTCCTAACTGCGGAAAAAGGGATATGTGCATGGGTGGTTGTCCGATTCGGCGCGAGATCGTTTTGTGTGATAAGCCAGAGAGAAGCAAGCATATTTGTACGCTTGTATGAAATTGGGTGTTTAGATGTTGTTTCATAGTGGCGATGTTATTAAAACTGAAATACTTTAAAAATTATTACAAGTATTTTTGCGAAGCATATGAAAGTGATACGTGTTCACCCATTGAATTTAGAGACAAAATTTCGACGTTAGCAAGCATAATGACTGTTTAAAGAAAGCAAGAAATAATGAACAAATGGCACACACCTGAAGATGAAATGCCACCGATTGGCAAGCGCGTAGATGTGGAAATCATTCTTCCATATGGTTTCAAAATGCACACAACTGGATATTTCACCGTAAAAGGCTGGAATATCCTTGCATGCGCAAAAGAATATCGTGTTTCAAAGTGGAGATATTTTTGTAATGACAGTGATCCTGCCGATTGTGATAGTGACACTTGATATTCTCACAGGAGTTTTAACAATGAACAAATACGGTTTTGAAGAATACAGACCGGTGCTTGTAAGAATGATACAAAATTCTATGAATATACTCCGTAAAGAATATAACGTGACAATAGAATCATACGTTGATGATTTAGGTCTTGTTGTTTCGGTGTTCGCTGACAGGTTCGTCAACAGAACTATCTACATGCCAGAATCATTTGGCGCAGAATGGGATTCTAAATATCCGTATAGTTCTATAAACAAAATACATGAGAAGTTTGTAGACAGTGTTATCATGCAGATTTCAAGCATTAAAGCAGGAAGGATAATTAAATGGGGAAAGCAATAATTGTCATAGATATGCAGAATGATTTTGTCACAGGTTCGCTTGGTTCAGAACGGGCGAAGTTAATTGTGCCGAAAATCGCTGAAAAGTTAGAGGAATTCAAAAGGGAAAATGCTTCGATCTATTTTACGATGGATACGCACGATAAATTCTATCTCGAAACATTAGAAGGAAAGTATCTTCCGGTAAAGCATTGTATCGGAAATACTCCTGGATGGTGTATCGTGGATGAATTGTTCCCGTATATCCAAAAGTATAACGTAATTCAAAAAGAAGCATTCGGTTATACAAAGTGGGATTCCAGATTGGTTAATTCTGATCTGCTCACAGAGATTATGATTGTCGGTGTATGCACAGATATTTGTGTTGTATCGAACGCACTGATTCTGCGTGCAATGTTGCCGAAATGTAAGATCGTAGTTGATGCAAGTTGTTGTGCCGGAACGACAAAAGAGAACCATGAAGCTGCATTAAAGGTTGTGAAAAGTTGCCAGATTGAAGTTATCAACGAGGATTAAAGGAGAGCCGATAAATGAATTTTGTTGATTACGCGAGAGAAAAAGGAATTGAGATCAGGATTAAGCCTACACTTGGCGCATATTGCGAGTTGTGTATTATTGACAACGGAAGAAACACGCATGAGGTTTCCGTTGTTCCTGAAACAGAAGTTAATGGAAAATCCGCCGAACAGATCGACGATGTTATCTGGAAACATCTGCGGACTATGGAAGGGAAAATCGAGGATGCAGCCGCAATGCATGAACTGAATCTTCGTGCAAGCGAACGGCGTGCAGAGTTTCATAAGTTTTGGATTAACGCATAATGGAATTAAAGAAACAATATTATGCAGTTGTTCTGGAATTGTGGAAGATGTTCCGCGAAGATATTGAAACGATTGACGGTTTAAATAAGGTCAGTCCAGACCAGTGGGATAAAATCTGCTCAAAGTATGAAAGATTCCCAATTGATAAATACCCGAAAAATCTTCATGGATATATCAACAATATGTTGCTTGTGCATATATCGGAACTTGAAGCAATCTGCGGGGACAGACTGCATCTTACGTGGGAACATTACAGAGAATGAGGTTGTAGAGTGGACAGATTAACATACAAAAGTATTTTCGGTGACTACGGTGGAGCAAAGGATTATCCGGAAACTTATTTAGAGATTGATGCATTAAGAAATAAATTAGGGAAATTCGAGGATGATGATTGGCGGTCTATCAAAGAGGATGGACAGCCGATGGAACATGGTGTTTACTTTGTGACATTTGTTTCGTCAAATGGTAGACGTTACGCATGTCAGTGTGTATTCGATGGTCAGAAATGGATTTCTACCAATACGCCTATCGCATGGCGACCGCCGTTAAAGCCGTATGAGGGAGAATGATAAATGAAGATAAGAACAGATTTTGTTACTAACAGTTCGTCAAGTTCTTATATTTGTGAGATTTGCGGCGAAACATATTCAGGATGGGATATATCTTTGGAAGATGCTGAAATGTATGAGTGTGAAAACGGGCATATATTCTGCCGTGAACATGCATTACAACCAACAAGGGAAACAATGAAGTCGGCTATTCTTGGAGGCGGCGATTGGAGTTGGTACGACAAAGAAACTGATAGCTATATAGACTGCACGCCAGATTATGTTGAGTCAATGTCAGATGATGATATGTTCAACATGATTACAAGTGCTGGCGACGGCGTATCTGAATGTGTATGCCCTATCTGTAACTTTGACGAGTATTCAGAAAAAGATATGGCTGATTATCTATTCAAAGAATATGGTATCCCAAGAGAAGATGTTTTTGCCGAGATCAAAAAGCACAACAAGAGAAGAAAGAAACTGTATGATAGCGAGTATATTGTATATGTTGCGAAAGAACACGATGTAAATATTGTGGAACTTCCTTCAAAGTGGAAGGAAACATTCGGGACATATGCGGAATTCGAGAAATACATAAGGGGTAAAGCATGAAGATAAGAAGCGATTTTGTAACAAATTCGTCAAGCAGTTCTTTCGTCATTGCTTATAGAAGGTTTCCGGATTTTGACGTGGAAACACTTGACAAATATCCTTTTCTCTCCTGCTACAAAGAACTTGTAGAAAATATCATCGACGGAGAAGATGACGAACATGAATCTAATAAATGTTCTACAGAAGAAGAATTAAAAGCGTATTTGTTTGAAACTTATTCATGGGAACATAACATGACTTTTGATGATCTTTACAGAGAGGAAGATTGCGTCAGAGATATTTTCAACAGGTGCATGAAATTTATCCAGGATGGATACACTGTCATTTTCAAAGATATTGAGTACGGCGATTTTAGGGAGATTCTATTCAGGAAATTGGTATCTGATAATTTCGTTATTGTGGAGCGTGATTGATTATGAAAATCAGAACGGACTTTGTAACAAATTCAAGCAGCAGTTCTTTCATTGTCGGCTTTAAAGATGAATCTGAAATCGAGAAGGTTTTAGATCAGGTTGAAATGAATGCCAAACTTCGGAAAAGACTAATCAATGACATTAAACGTGGTCATATTCCGGCGTCAAAAGCAATCGTTGATTTTAACGATGAAAGAGCATATGACATTCAGTATCACACAGAATTTGCTTTCAACAAAAAGATTCATGCCGCAGGATATAGAAATCTTCGTGACTGGCTTAAAGCTGATTATGAGAACCAGAAAGAGTTCTATGACGCAGTTAAAAAAGAATTCGATGAAGAAAGTAAGGCATTTATTGATGCTATCAGTAAATGCGAATACGTTGCGGAAATCACATATGGTAGTGGCGGCGAAGGATGTGACTATGAACTTGAATGTGAAATTGTTCCTTTCCTTCCGTGTACCATTATAACATATAACCACCATTGATAAAAAAAAGGGGGGGGTCGAGGAATGGCTATTGCACTTAACGAACAGGAAACAGTGATCCAGTTTTCCAGAGACACAGAAGAAGCTACGGTATGGACTTCTGACAAGACTGTTATGACAAAACTTGATAAGTTCTGCGAACAGTCTGACGCTTATAGCCTGGTTGAAGAAGATGTTTTAAAGTTGACCGGCGAAGTGTTTTCTAAGAAATACCGTGTTGCTGACAAGTCACTTATCTCTTTCCGCAAGAATAAATCTAAGCGAGAAATGACACCAGAACAGCGTGCGGAACTTGCTGAACGTATGAGAAATGCGCGTGCTAAAAAGGCAGGAAATGAAGGAGTATCAGACTGGTGATAGGACGGGAAATGAAAGAGTATAAAATCTGCAAGATCGTCCATTCCGGAACACAGGGGGAACGTGGAACAGAAAAGCGTTCCCCATACGATATTGATAGGATTGGCAGAACTGTTACCTTCGATCTGTTTGAATTGCGGAAAATGGCAGGCACAGGGAAGTTTGTTTATTTGCAGTATTTAAAAGACAAAGACGGTAATGATTTACAGTTTAGGGCTATGCGTATGAGTCCTATCAATAGCATTAACTGGTTTGGTGATAAGACAGTAATTGTTGTCGAAACAGAGAATACAATTTATACGTTTAAAGAGGTAGCTAATAAATGAATAATTGTACTGTATGGGAAATTGGCGATACAGTTTATGGCGTGCATGTTGAAGTTGAGAACCGTGTCTATACAATCTACGTTACCAAAGAACAAATAGTTTGTTTCCACGAAGAAGGCGGCTGGCAATCAGAAGGAAAGATTAACGGCGTTACAGTGAGAAGTGAAATGATTATCGAAGCGCATAATGACCGTGAAACTGCTGTCAGGATTGCGGATAGGTTGGCGATTGAAGCGGAAGAACAAGGTAAGGCTATTGGTGCATGGGATAAGGTGGTAAAAGTCTATGATGATTAAAAGCTATGTTGATAAACATGCTGTTGTAAATGCCATAAAAGCATGGGTATTTGGTACTTCTCCACTTGAATTGTCTACTGGTATGACTAATAAGGTTGAGTCTAATATTTTCGATCTGCCGAAAGAAGATGTTATTCCGGTTGAGTTCATTCGGGAGTGGGCGTAACAAAGACCAGGGTATTTTTCTACTGCCGCAAACATGATAATCAACGATTGGCACTGTGTAAAAAGCGGTGCTGAACGTGTTATTGATGAATACTTAGGAGCGAATGATGAAAATAAGAGTTGACTTTGTAACCAATTCATCGAGTAGTAGCTTTATTGTTGTGAAGTCGGCTATATCCGAGGAACAGAAGGAAATGATTCTTAATTATAAGGATCACGCTTTGGAGATTTGTCCAGAAGAATATCCAGATGAATATTGGGATGTTTACGAAACTGAATATATGATTAGGGGTACTACGATCATGGACAACTTCGATATGTACAAGTTCCTGCGGCGTATTGGCGTACCTGATGAAGCCATTAGTTTTGAATACTGAGGTATTAAATGAAAACGAGAAACGACTTTGTTACAAATAGTTCATCCAGTAGTTTCATTATTTCTATGGAAGATGTAACGCATGGAGAACTTCTTGATATTCTGCTTGAAATAACCAAAAGAGAATCAGAGGAACCGTGGGGACGGTATCTGCCAACTTATACATATGACGATGTGACCGGTGACGGAGTAGGCGACTACCATATCAAAGAGTATACGAATGAAATCTATTGGGCGGGTGCTGCCGAAAACACAGAGTATACGAATATCTATGTCATAAGCAATGAGGACGGTCACAGATATAATTTTGACGTTGTTGAATCAGTCCTGGGTGAACATGATCTTCCTTTGATTATTGGCAGGAATGAGTAAAAAATAATAAATATCTGCAAAATAATACTTGCAAATACATATAAAGTTTGATATAATTTTATATGTCGGGAGGTGATTTACTACTACGGTATCACATCACCATACTGACATAATAGACACCTAATGTAATTATCTGGTGTCATGGAAAGTTGGCAGATACAGTTATTGCGGTGGACTGAAAATCCATAGGAGTTGGGGCAGTACCAACACTTTCCACGAAGTCAGATCATTAACATTTTTCCTAACTGACTTTATAAAAACTCTTGGAAAATGTGTTTGGCGGTATCATATAACCGCACCATCCGCAGAGAGTGTCGGTGTAAGTCCGTGTAATGTCGTCCTGCCAAAATCCAACAAGGGGGCGTTCCTCTCAAAAAATCTTATAACAGTTTAGTGGATGTGGCTGTTATGTCTTTTCGAGGTTTCAGAAGGGTGTTTTAAGGAAAGACTTTATAGGAGATTACCCAAGCGGTTATGGGGCAGTTCTTATAAAGCTGTTGCGGTGTGTTCGACTCACACATCTCCTATTTTGATTTCAGTTATGCAAATCAAATAAAGGCGACACAGATAAATCCATGCCGCCCAACAAACACAACACACCGTAAGGAGTGCTGCTGTTATTATAACATAGTTTTGGGGCGTAGCCAAGCGGTAAGGCAGAGGACTTTGACTCCTATATCGGCGGTTCGAATCCGTCCGTTCCAGTTGTTATGAAAACATACGAATTATTCACAGGAAAAGATTTAGAGATCGCTGAAAAGATTCAACAGCGAAGATACCAGATGCTTATTCATTCCTGCTTATATTATCACATTGATAACAATGTGATAACAGATAAAAAATGGGATGAATAGGCAAGAGAATTGAGGGATTTGCAGAACCAATATCCTGAAATCTCAAAGCAAGTAACACTGTATGAATATTTCAGTGATTGGGATGCAAGTACAGGAGCATTTCTGCCGATCGCGCTTGATTGGGTAGTGGCAAAAGCGAAAACATTTTACAGACGCACTAAACGAAAGGAATAACAGTGAAAAAGAGATATTCTATCGAAGAAGTTTTTGAAATGTTGGGCGAAGAAAATCTAAAAGGTGCAATGATCCAGGGAAGGCATAAACATCAGATCGAAAGGGTAGTGCATTAAAGGTTTCAATCGAGAATGGTTCAGAGTATCACGGTCGGAAATGGTATATCGTTTCTGACAGCGATTGAATAGATTGCGCCAGTAGCTTAGTTGGTAAAGCACGCGACTTTTAATCGCGGGAGCGCGGGTTCGAGTCCCGCCTGGCGCATTGGATGTTTGCGCATCCATCAGAAAAATGCATAGGCACTGGCATGCTGCCAAAAGTATGCCCCTCCTTCTGCCCCTGTATGTTAAAGGTCAGACGCACTGATTTGTAATCAGTAAGTCCCGGTTCGAGTCCGGGCAGGGGCTTAAAACTTTTTATGAGTAAATGCAAATAAACACTTGACATGCTTATGAAAAGCTGATATACTTTTTACCGTAAGGCGCACACAGCAAAATAAAACGATTTAGATTGTTAATCTAACCATCCGTGATTGCGCCTTGAATATCTCGACATAATATTAGAACGATGTGTTAAATCCGCGCATAAGCGCAAACCTTACGTCTTGTACAAGACGATCACTGCAAACTCAAATATATACAACAAGTATGCTGATGAAATAGGGGCTGAAATAAGCCAAAAACACATTGTCTGGTGCAAATCCAGAATGTCGGGTTCACCAAAAGGCACGCACAGCAAATAATTACATACTTTCGTCCATTTGAAAATCTGTAAACTGTGCCTTGCATAATGAAAAGGAGAAAACATTATGGGATTTTACGATCAGTTCAAAGCAGAAACAGATAACAGGCTTGTAAGCACTACAAACGGTGCTGCGGCGTATGCTACATCTGGTAAACATCTTCTTGATTTCAATTTTGCCGTTTCCGCAATGAGGCAAATGCCTGGAAGTCAGATTGCAAAGATGTTTGAGAAGGTTTACTTCGAGGATAAGATGATCGCAGTCAAGTATCTTTTCTACCTTGGCGATGTTCGCGAGGGATTAGGGGAGAGAAATGCTTTCCGATCTGCGCTGAAGTACATCATTGACATGAATCCTGAAATGGCAAAAGCCATGATGGAACTTGTGCCACACTACAACAGATGGGATAGCATCCTTGTTTATCTTGACAACGATGCAACACGTCACGCGGCGGCAATGCTGATTAAAAAGCAACTTAAAGAAGATCGCCGTAACATGAAGGCTGAACAGTCGGTTTCCCTATGTGCAAAGTGGATGCCATCCGTTAACGCTTCTTCTCTTAAAACCAGAAGGCTTGCAAGGATTCTGTGTTCCGAGTTTGGATGGAACGAACGCAAGTACCGCCGCAGGCTTTCCAAACTTCGTGCATATCTCAACGTAGTTGAGGTTAAAATGAGTGCGAAGAATTGGAAGGAGATTGACTATGAAGCAGTTCCGTCCAGAGCTAATCTGATTTACAACAATGCTTTTCTTCGTAATGACGAGAATCGCAGGAGAGTATATCTTGAATCTCTGACGAAGGGAACGGCAAAGATTAATGCATCTGTACTAAATCCAGATGAAATAATAGTGAAGTACAGAACGCAGAAAAGCGGATTTTATACATGTTATTCGATCAAAGAGGATGCTGCTATTGAAGCACTTTGGAAAGCACTGCCCGATCTTCATGCGGAAAACACTCTTGTTGTTCGTGATGGTTCTGGTTCTATGACATGGCACAGCGCAGGAGGCGGCAGAACTACACCGCTTGATGTTGCGACTGGTCTTGCAATATACATGGCAGAGCATAACACGAGTGAGTGGAAAGATAAGTTTATTACCTTTTCTGCCGAACCTAAACTTGTTGATTTGTCTAACTGTGACAGCCTTGCCGAAAAAGCGCAACTCGCCTTTAATGAAGCCGACTGCTCCAATACAGACATTTACAAGACTATGAAGCTAATTCTCAACACTGCCAAGAATAACAATCTGACAAAAGAAGAAATGCCAAAGATGATTGTTATTATTTCTGACATGCAGTTTGATGGTCGCAGTTTTCATTTCAATGACTCTCTGTTTGATGATGTTGCGAAGATGTATAAGAGAGCCGGATATGAACTGCCGAAGATTTGCTTCTGGAATGTCGATGCCGTGGCAAGCGGAACAATCCCGATGAAGCGGAATGAAAACGGACTGATTCTTTGTAGCGGATTTTCCGTACAGATTATGAAGATGTTCATGTCTGGAAAGCTTGATCCGTATGAGATTCTACTTGAAACGCTGAACAGTAAGCGTTATGACCAGGTAGAAGAAATCGCAAAGATTTTTATCGGTTGACCGATTATTTTTTAAGCACACACAGCAATTAGCAATTTGATACCTCCAACAAGTTTTCCCGGTATGAAATCTGCGCTTAGTTCGAATGAATTTAACACGCCATGCATATCGTGTGGCGTGCAATATGTAGGGGTAGCTCAATTGGTAGAGTTAAGAATGTAATGTGTCTTGTAAAGGCGCACACAGCAAACTTATATATTCGTTTTCCATGTCAAAGAAAAGGTTGTTGGTTCGAATCCAACCCCCTACAATCATTATCAAAACCTGTACATTTCCTCCTTTCGTTTGTGTTGTTGTATCCTGAGTTGTCGTTTGTCATGTAAAAAAATGTACGAAACCTGCGCAAAGTTAATTCGTAAAGGTCTTTGCGCCACCTCCTTTTAGCATCCGTGGTGGAATTGGCAGACACGCGGGACTTAAAATCCCGATCTGTAACAGGAGTGTGGGTTCAAGTCCCACCGGATGCACGGTATCAATTTTTTCTTCATTGGTACTTCTCCTGTTTTACAATGGGCTGATCGGTATTCAGTTAGGCGAATGACGCTAATTGAAACCAGATTAGTCGAATAAGGGCATGTAGTCTAAAGGCAAAACAAACGGCTGTTAACCGTTATTTGGGAGTTCGATTCTCCCCTTGCCCGTTTACTCTTTGTTGACGATTAAATGTTGTTCACGTTCATAAAAAATGAGTAACTACGCAGTTACGTCACTGCGTCGATTCCGTATATGGATTTGGTGTTATTCGTATACGAGAAGAAATTAAACGAGTCGCGCTGATATACCGCAAGTTCGCAATAGTATATCGCATGGGGGCATAGACGACTAAGGAAGATCGGCGGGACTGTAAATTCCGTGGCTTAAAGCACCGAGTGGGTTCGATTCCCTCTGCCCCCATTTCGGCTTTCATTTTTTCTGTTTTTATGTTAGCCGATCACGCAACTGTTTTTGTGGGTGCAGTATTGGCAAGTTACTGCACTCCATGGCTCCTTCGTATAAAGGTGAGTACGCAGCCCTTTCAAGGCTGAAATGCACAGTTCAAGTCTGGCAGGGGTCATCCGCATAATGCGGTATTTCATAGGGGAAACGATTAACCTATGACGCAATCAAGAGCGATAGACCTGACACAGAGTAGCGTTGCCACTGTGAAATACCTATTGGCAAATGAACAGTATAGACGGATTAATGTGACACTTACTGTTTGACCTAATACGGGATTAGGATGTAAGCGATACAAACTTGACAAGGCGGGGATGCGGTATTCCGAGTAACCACGTATGAGGGTGAAGTGGAGTTGGCAACGCGAACCAACTAACAGTGTTTAGGCGTTGAGTAGTCGGGTAGTATACGCGAACATGCGTCTATGGTGGAAATGGTAGACACACCAGATTTAGGTTCTGGCGATTCAAGTCGTGCAGGTTCGAGTCCTGTTAGACGCATTAACCAAAAACTTTCAGAAGGGAGAAAAAGAAATGGGAACAAAATGTATTGGCGTTTCAATTCATGATCTGGCTACACCTTTTCAGTTCGTTCTGTACTGCACAACATTCGTTCCGGCAGACCAGACACCGAACAATAGAGAAGGCGCAAAGCTGAAAAGCGAGAATGGAGTTCTGAAATTCTGCAATGAAGCCGTAAGTACAACCGTTATTCCTGACATTGTGAATGTCGAAAGTGTTGTAACGCGGAAGAAAATCAAGATCGAAGATACACCAGAGGAAACAGAACCTATTCCGGCTGATGAAGTTGCGGAAAAAATCGGAGAAATCACAGAAGAAACCGAAATCACTGTAGTCGATCAGACCGAAGGTGATGAACAGCCGGAAGAAAAGGAAAAGTTCATCATCAAAGAAGGTCATACCGTATTCGTTGAGTTCGCAGATGGCTCAAAAGAAGTCGCTGTTCTTAACGAAGGTGATGAATTTAATCTGGAACAGGGTATTTTAATCTGTATTACAAAGAAACTTCTGTCTGACAAACTTGCTGGAATTTGCACCGGTTCATCTGCGTATAACAAACTTGTTAAGTACGCCATGACAAAACTGGATGCAAAAAAGATCGCCCAGGCGAACGAACGAGAAGCGGCAAGACAGGAAAACATCAGAAAGAACGAAGAAAGGCAGGCGGCGAAAAAGGAAGAACGCGAAACCTATGAGGCACAAGTTAAATTCCTCACTGAGTTATACACGCGTGTTATGTCCAACGCAAAAGACAAAACAAAGTAACATGTCTGCACTTAACTGATCGAAACAACCGTGCGGCTTGTGAAATATCAAGCCGCATTTTTGTTTGCTATTATCAACAAAAACAATGCTACTGTAAACAATAATTAACGGTGAAGAAATGATTTATGTAACTGGCGACATTCACGGCGACCCAAGCCGATTATCCTCTGATAGTTTTCCAGAACAGAAGGAAATGACAAAGGATGATTATGTGATTATCCTTGGAGATTTCGGGCTTGTTTGGAACAATTCAAAGAATGAAATCTGGTGGAGAAAATGGTTAGACAGGAAACCATTTACAACGCTTTTCATTGATGGCAACCATGAGAACCATGATATGTTAGCAACTTTTCCAGTTGTTGATTTTCACGGCGGCAAAGCGCATAAGATTTCCGATAGCATTTATCACCTAATGCGCGGATATGTTTTCGATCTTTGTGGCAAAAAGATTTTTGCTTTTGGTGGGGCTTCGTCACATGACATTCAGGATGGGATTTTAAACCCTGATGATTATATCGGGAATGAAGTAGGATTCAAGAGAGAATACAGACGGTTAGTCCGTGGGATGGCGAGGTTCAGGATTAAAGGCGTTTCATGGTGGGAATATGAATTGCCGACATTCGAGGAAATGGACAGAGGAAATGAATCCCTGAATGCCGTAGGAAATAAGGTTGACTTTGTGATTTCGCATTGCTGTCCGCAGGAGATAGCGTCATTGATGGGGTTTAGATCGCCAGATGTTTTGACGAATTACTTTAATGGTTTACTTCATCAGGGGTTAGAATTTGACAGATGGCTTTTCGGGCATTTGCACCAGAACAAGCAAATACTCGGACGATTTATTTGTCTTTACGAGCAAATTGTGAGAATAGCTTAAATCATAAAGTGCGAACATTAAGTAAACATAAAATCGCTGATAGGTTCGCACTAAATTTCAAGTACATTCATTGTACTTCGGGTGATTTCACATCCGAAAAGCGAGGGAATATTCCACTCGGTAGACCACAAACACAAATGTTGCACAAAACAATTATAAAAATGTCACACACTTTTGTGCAAAATTGCCGTCGCAACTTGCATGTGCGCGTGGATTGAAACGACAAGATCATTGTTATCGAGATTGGGAAAGTATGTCGCAACTTGCATGTGCGCGTGGATTGAAACGGGGATGGTCTGTATCTGACAGATGAAGCGCAAGGTCGCAACTTGCATGTGTGTAGATTGAAATAAAGAAAGAAGGAGTAATGGCTACACTTACAAGAAAAATTCAACTTTATGTTGTTGGTGACAAAAAGGAGGTGTCGAGGGTTTACGATTATATTCGAGGTGCTACAGATGCAACGTATAAAGCATTCAATGAATGCATGACAGCTTTGTATGTTGCCGAAAAAAGCGATGAAACAAAAGAGGGTAAGAAGTGGTTAAACGAGTATTATAGTAGGCAGACATATACAAAATATAAAAGTGGTTTCAGCGATAATATTGTATTTCCAGAAGGTCTTGCACTTGCGTCGTATATAAATAACTTAGCAAAAGATAAATTTTCAATTGCGGTTAGAAATGGTTTGATGTATGGTTGCGTTTCACTCCCGACTTTTAAGAAAGATTGCGCTGTTCCGCTTCATGTAAAATATGTTGCCGTTAAAGGTACAAAATCTGATTCTCATGGTTTATACCATGAATATGCAGATGTTAATGATCTTATTAACGAACTTGAAAATGGCGACAAGCCAAAAGTATTTTTGAAATTTCCGAGTAAAATTACTTTTGGAATTGTCTTTGGAAACCCTTATGATGGCAGAGAACAAAGGTCTGTGTTTTCAAAGATATTCCTCGGCGAATACCAGGTATGCGGAAGTTCAATTCAGATTAACAGCAAGAATAAGATTATTTTAAATCTTACTCTGAAAGTGCCGGACAAAAAGATCGAACAGGTTGAGGGTCGTGTTGTTGGAGTTGATCTTGGTATAGCAATTCCGGCAATGTGTGCTATGAACGATGATGATTATTCCAGAAGTTCAATCGGGAAAATAAACGATTTCCTTCGTGTTCGCACACAAATCAGAAACCAGAGAATGCGACTGCAAAAAGGACTGAAAAATACAAGTTCAGGTCATGGCAGAACAAAGAAGTTAGAGCCGCTTGAAAGATTTAAAGAAAAAGAACGCAATTTTGTGCAGACTTATAATCACATGGTTAGTAAAAGAGTGGTTGACTATGCGATTAAGAACGGAGCAGCGCAGATCAATATCGAGGATTTATCCGGTTTCGGCAAAGATAAAAATGGAAAGTCAAAAGAGGATGAAAAGACAAAGAAGATTCTTAGTAACTGGTCTTACTTTGAATCGCAACAGTATATCAGATATAAAGCTGAAATGCATGGGATTAAGGTAAGAACTGTGAATCCGGCTTATACATCACAGACTTGTTCGTATTGCGGTCAGAGAGGAAAGAGGGAAGAACAGAGTAAATTTGTATGTGTGAATCCTGATTGCAAGTGTCATAAGATGTATAAAAAGGGTTATCTCGATGCGGACTTCAATGCTGCGAGAAATATTGCGCTTTCAACTGATTATACAGATGACGAAAACGGAAAGAAGAAAAAGAAGAAATCATCGAAAAAGAAGGATGTAAATAAATCTGGCAAAGAAGAATAATGCAACTTTGCCATTACTATAAACAGTGTGAACATAAAGCGAACATAAAAACTCCGGTATGTTCGCACTTATAACTAACACAGTTTTTGTGTTACAGGCGACTTCACGCCTGAAGTGTGAGGGTAAATACCACTCACAGAATTATAAGAGTAATCTACTGCGTGACGAGTTGCATAAAAACTAAATTGATATGTGCTGATATTTGTGCATATTTGCCGTTGCAATTCGCACGTATGCGTAGATTGAAGTTGCTTTATCTGTTAAAGGTAAACCGCTTGTACTCCGTTGCAATTCGCACGTATGCGTAGATTGAAGTCATAAGAAAAACATTAAAGATGGGATGCAGATTGTTGCAATTCGCACGTATGCGTAGATTGAAGTAATCGCGTCTTCCTTTGCCGGGGGGCAAACAGGGTTGCAATTCGCATGTATGCGTAGATTGAAGTGAAAAGTAAAAATTGCAAAGAGATTAAACAAACTCCATAACAGACACAAAATAGAACAACAAAAAAATATGGCAGAACGAAAACTATACATAGCAGATATGCATTTCGGACATGTTAATGTAACTTCCGCAGGAAAAGATTTCGACAATCGCGGATTCAAAAACTTGAATGAAATGCATGAAGTAATAACGAAGAAATGGAACGCTAATGTTACAAGTGCAGATCATGTTTATATCCTTGGCGATTCCTGCTGGCAGACAAACAGCGTAAACTTTGATTATTACAGAGAACTAATACAAGGATTGAACGGAAACAAACACCTGATTCTTGGCAATCACGACAAATTGACGAAGCGACAACAAGCTATACTATATATAGAGGTGTGCGACTATAAAGAGGTACAAGATATAGTATTTGGTGTCAATAAAAGAGTAATTTTATCGCACTATTACATGCCTTTTTATAACCAACATTATAGAAACGCAATCATGCTGCATGGGCATTCTCATAATTCTGCTGAAAGCGAAATGGAACGGCGAATGACGAAGATGCTGAACCGCCAGGGATTCCCATGCGAGATTTACAATGTTGGTTGCATGTACCCTTATATAGACTATGCACCAAGGACGCTTGAATATATCATAAAGAACTACGATCAAAAAGCGGTGTACGGTCGCAATATCAGAGAAGAAGATGACTTCGATAATATTGTTCAGGCACTTATGGATTATCACAGTCAGCATCCGCAGATACGATTCGGACAGGCAATAGTTAATGCTCTTGGTGAGGATCCTTTTTATATGTCTGACAAAGAATCACTTCAAAGGATTTGTTCAAAGATCGAGAATCATAACGAAGTTAAGAAGGTGTTTAATAAGCAAATCAAATAATGCTTGCAAATACATAAAAAAGATGTTATACTTTCATGTAAAGAAAACATCTTTTTTATGTACATTTCTTTAACAGAAACATACTATTATAGCCACTGACAATTTTAGAAATTTGAAACCAGTCTATAATGAGAAAGGAGAAAACATACTATTTTGACGCATTTTGATACATTACATGATGATAAAAAAGATGTTTCATTAACACCTTGGGAACTTGTAAATTTCTGCGAGATAGACAAGTATGCTGCAAAGAGTTATTGCGCAATCCACAGTGAAGATGCATCAAAGAATTTGGGAGATATTACACAGGTTGATGAAAATGATTTACCGCCGTTTACAATGATTTGCGGGGGTAGCCCTTGCCAAGATTTCAGCATTGCCGGAAAACAAAAAGGCAGTACATGGATTTGCAAAGACTGTGGACATGAATATAACCCTTTGACCGTCCATTTTTCAACCAGGCACAAATGCCCGAAGTGCGAGAGTAAACAGCTTGACAAAACAAGATCATCCCTTCTGGTCGAATGGCTAAGAGTTATCAGAGCAAACAAACCAAAATGGGGAATTTACGAAAATGTTAAAAACATCGTTAGTAAACAATTCAAGCAAACGTTTGACATGTTCATAAGTGAACTTGAAGAATACGGTTATAACTGTTATTGGAAAGTTCTGAACGCAAAAGATTATGGTATTCCGCAGAATCGTGAAAGACTTTACCTGATTATCATTTTAAGAGAATATGACAACGGCATGTTCCAATTTCCTGAACCGTTCGAGGATTCTAAGAGATTAAAAGACATGCTCGAAGATGAAGTTGATGAAAAATATTATGTGAAAACTCCTGGTGCAGATGCTTTAATAAAGAAACTAATCGTTGATGGTGTACTGCCTGAAAACGATCCTGATACGGAGGGGGGGGGGGCGACACACCTGCTCAGTTAAAAAACAATGCACAGAGTTCGTAAGGTTCACAGATATAGGTCATACGTTACTTGCGAGAGATTATAAAGGCTTTGGAAATTTTCAAGCCAATAATGCCGTTATTGAGAATAAATGAATAAGACAAATAGAATAAGAGTTATACATAAATTCGGAAATCATCAAGGCATGGTCGTCTACGACAAAGATTATATTGCTCCTACGCTAACGCAAGGATTCGGAGTGGGGGGGCAAACCGATGGTGATTGTAGAATACAAACCAAAAGAAAAGGATAATGTCAAAAATCGTTGAATTAGGTTATATAGAAAAGGGTACAGGTAAGCACCAGTCTAATACCGTATATAGTGCGGGGGGGGGTATCTCCTACCGTGGTAGCCTCAATCGGAGTCAAGTACGGAATAATGATAGTAGATACTCATTGTGTCAGGAATACTCATACTGCATTGACGCAAATTACTGGAAGGGAATCTCCTTTGAGCAGTTCTTAAAGAAACATAGGCGGCAGCTTGTTATTGAGAAATGGTAATTCAAGAATCGAAGCAAATCAAACTTGGCAACATTTACAGTGATAAATTCAGCGGATGTAGTTTTGCAGGAAATGTATGGCATAGGGGGGGGCTGTGTCCCACGTTGCGAACATTTCAAGGTGGCAATGCTCAACCACTAATAATCACAAAAGTAAACCTTAAAAGACAATGCAAAGAAACACGAAAAGCGAAGTAACATATTTGGGAAATCTGTATGGCGAACATATCCATAGTGGATACGCTGGCGCAGTATTTGACGGGGGGGGGGTACTGCCCTACGATAACTGCGATTTCTGGCGGCAATCGTCAACCTATGATTGTGGTAAGGAATGAAGAACAGAGAAGTGAGAATTATTCAGATCGGTAATTATGTTAAGCGTAAATCATTTAGAAATCCACAAAACGGCAGAGTGTATTCCGTTCACGGATTGGCTCCTACACTCAACACTTGCGGGGGGGGCAGACACAACCAAAAGTAATTATTTATGGCAGAAAAGATAAAGATAAGACAGGCGACTAAACAGGGTTGGATAGAATGCGAAATCGGCGGCGTAGCTGATTTAAGTTATCCAGATAGTAAACTCCGGCGCGGACGCGTACAGGGGGGGGGGTGGATAAGTCCGACTATCACAACTACGCCTGGAATATATAGGATAGAGAAATTTGAAACCAATAGGAAACATAGAAACACTGAACGGATTTCAGAATAAACAAGGATATTTTGTTTATGGAACCGATGGAGAAGCTGTGACTATTTTAACTAAAGCAAGCGGAATGTCTGGTGCGGGGGGGCGTTATATATCGTGACTGAATACAAAGAAAAGGATGGAGTCATTTATTTTAAAAATGGTAGCGTATTAGAAGAACAGACGGAAGAAGATTATTCTCCTTGTTATAGAATTCGCAAGTTGACGCCACTTGAATGCTGGCGACTTATGGGATTCTCCGATGAAGATTTTCTTGCCGCAAAACTTAACAACAGAGAAGAAGCAAAAAGACTTATTGCGGAGTATGAACCAGACAGACGCTTTGAAATGATGCAATATGCAGAACAGAAAAAAGTATCTCAAACATCTAACACGCAGCTCTATAAAATGGCTGGAAACTCAATCGTTGTTGATGTTTTATATCATATTTATAAAAGCCTTTATTCCGCAATGCCGTATCTGTTTGAAGATTTAAAAGTCGCGAGTTTCTTCTCTGGTATCGGCGCATTTGAAAAAGGATTAGATTTACTGTTCGCAGATGTAAATGCGGTTGGATGAAAGAAGGTATTTATGGCAGGCAAAAAGCAACAAACAATGATAAACGCAAGCGAATGTATGAAGTGTGAACATTGCGAAGCTGAAAAGATCAGTAAGGCAAAAATCATTATCCATTGCAAAGAAAAACGCAGAGCATATATGTACGGACAGTGCATTCCTTGTGACAGCAAAAAGGTGAAAAAGAATGGAAATACCGTTTAAAGGTCAACTAAGCAGAGAAAAGATACTGGAAATGTTTAGCGGACGAATTTTTTACGTCGTAACACGGAACCACTACAAACATTCAGGATATTCATTTGTACCATGCATCCTCAATAAAGTGATTGAATGGGATGTTGAAAAACCATACGTAAACAAGTTTGATGAAAACTTTGCAATAAGCAAATATCCATCACTGACCGATTGGAAGTGGTTGCATAACGGTTGGGAAGAAGCGAGAAAAGCATGTAACCATTACAACAAACTCTATGAAAAAGGGTTCTATCAGTATCCATTTGTCAAACTGGAAACGCTCGAAGAACACAAAGGCGATATGATTTTCATAGAGCGAAGCATTAACAAAGCGCTAAAAGACGAATATCCTAATTTCCTCGGTATTGATTTCTGTGACGTTTGCGCACACGGGGGCATCCAGATTCGCGGGCATCACAAAGAAATTCTAACACATACATACGGCGATCAACCGACTGTCAAATACGACTTTTCCAATAAGAACGAAGTAATAACAGAGTTCATTGAAATGTGGAAAGAAAGTGACACACCGGAGAACGTAAGAAGTTTTAAAGACTTCATTGATTTCGGAAACAAATATGGATGGGATTGAAAAGGAGAAACAATGAGCAAGCCAAATAAGCGGCATCACGAAAAGTGCGAAAAGTACAAAGCACAGGGACGCAGAGAAACCAACAAGGAAATCCGCAAGCAAAGACATGAAAAGCGTATGCAGAAGTTCGCAAAGCGCAGAGAAGAAGGAAAGGCATATACTTATGAGCCTAATCCTTTTGAAAGCGGAACGGCGGCATTTGCGCATGAAAAGGCCGTTCGTGCATATAAGCACAATGATGCAAGCAAAGATCGAATTGGTGAATTTCAGCGGTTAGCACGATTCTTCGGCAGGATTAACAGAGATATACAGATTGCCAGAGAAGAAGAACGCATGGAAGAAATCAAAAAACATAAACCTAAGAGTAAAGGCAAGGTTAAAAAGGGTCAGGAAGTAGATGAAGCGGTATAGCAGAGAATATAAGCGGAGGTTTGTAATGTTATTCAATCAGGCAGTAAAGCGGAATACATTTAGAAATCTTGTAAAAAGTCCTGAATATGATTTCCTGCGAAAAGAACCGCTGAAAGATAACATTATTCTTCTTGGTCTTGGCGGTAGTCACGCATATGGCACAAACGTTGAGGGTAGTGATATTGATATTCGTGGTATTGCTACCCATTCGCCGGAAGATATTTTAACCAGAAAAGGATTTGAACAAGTCGTGAACGAAGCGACCGACACAACGGTTTATTCTCTTGAAAAGATTGTAAATCTTCTGTCTAACTGCAATCCTAACGTGATTGAACTTCTTGGACTGCAACCGTGGCAATACATTTACATTACAGACGTTGGCGAAGAACTTGTAAAAAATGCAGACATGTTTTTATCAAAACGTGCAATTCATTCTTTCGGTGGTTATGCTAATGCGCAACTTCGTAGATTGCAGAATAAAGCAGTTCGCGGCGTCGGTCAGGAACAGCAGGAAATTCACATTTTAAACAGCATAGAGAACGCAAGGTATTCTTTTCCTGAAAAATATTTTGACTGTCCGGAAGATTCAATCAGGCTTTACATTGACAAAGCGGTTAATCCAGATTACATCACAGAAGTTTTCATGGATGTAAACTTAACACATTATCCGCTTAGGGATTATAAGTCGATGTGGTCTGAAATGCACTCCATAGCGAAAGAGTATTCAAAAAATATCGGACGAAGAAACCAGAATGCCATTGAACATGGCAAACTGTCAAAACATATGATGCATCTGGTTCGGCTATATCTGATGTGTTTTGATATTCTTGAATATGGGAAAATTGTTACGTACAGAGAAAAAGAACATGATTTCTTAATGGCAATTCGTAATGGAGCATATCTTGATGATGAAGGTCAGCCAAAGCAAGAGTTTTACGAGATTGTAGATGAATTTGAAAACAAACTGGAATACTGGAAAGAGCATACAAGCCTGCCGCCTAATCCGGACTATACAAGAATCAATGATTTCCTGATGAATGTAAATGAAAATATAGTTGTTAAAAACTATATTTTGTAAACATGGATAACAAAGAATGATTAAAACTATTGTAACTGAAATGACGCAGGGTAATTTTTCTTTTGCGATTTTAATTGTGGGGATTCTGCAAATAGTCGCAACAATAAAGAAGAAGTAACCAAGAAGGAAAATGTATGTACGAAAAAGTTTCGCCAAAGCATCCTGATAAGTTGGCAGACAGGATTGCAGGCGCACTTGTGGACTATGCCTATTCGGTAGAAGAAAATCCGAGGGTTGCTGCCGAAGTCCTAATCGGTCATGGCAAGTGTCATATTATCAATGAAACTTCTGTATCAGTTCCGATTGATGTTGTCGAAGGGATTGTTGAGAGAATCGCCGGAGATTTAGAAGTTGACTACGCGGAATATCCGCAGGATAAACACTTGTCTGATAATCAGGATGGACATTTGCGTTGCGGCGACAATGGCGTTTTCATGGGTGCGCCGATTACAGATGAACAGTTTAAACTTGCAGAACTTGCATATGATCTTTACCAGAAATACGATTCTGACGGTAAGTACATTATCGTTGAAGATGGTGTAAATGAGAAACTTATCATTTGCCAGAGTAACGCAGACTGGAAAGAGATCAAAAAGAAATTCCCTGATGCGGTTGTCAATCCGCTTGGCGATTGGACGGGTGGCACAGATGTTGACTCCGGTGCTACGAATAGAAAACTTGGTAGTGATATGGGGGATGGCGTGACTGGCGGCGGCATGTGTATGTCTGGCGATTCTGAATATATTGGTGAAGATTTAAAATGGCACAGAATAGATCAATACGATGGTGGGAAAATTGGTCAATGGAATAATGGCGTGCTTGAATTTGTAGAACCAATTGCATATTACAAGAATGAAAACGAGGAAATGTATCATATATACAATGATACAAAACTCTCGATGTGTTTAACATTAAATCATGAAGTTGTGCTTATTACAAGCAAAGGTAATTTTATAAAAAAACCGTTATTTTCGATTATTGAAAATATTAAGTGCGACTATGGTAGTGCTAGTAGTATTCCTCACTCATTTACATATAAAAATAATTGCCAATGTAGTAAGTTTAAAACGGATGATGAATATAGGTTGCAAGTAGCCTTTTGCGCAGATGGAACTATATTAAACTATGGAAACAAATGGTCTGGAAGAATTAGAGTTAAGAAAGATTATAAAAAGAAGCGTTTGAGAGATATTTTAAAGAATATGAAATATCTTGAAACTTATGACGGGGAATACAGTATTTTCTGGTGCGATCCTATTGTTAACAGTAAGTCATTATATGAATGTTTTCACGATGAAGATTTTGATATTTTATACGATGAATTATTTAAATGGGATGGAAGTGAAAAATATGGGCTGTTCAGAACTACAAAGATAGAAGATGCTGAATTTGCACAATTTGTATTATCTTCAAAAGGGGTAGTAACAGGAATTAACATTGCTGATAGGCTTGGCGAGGAAAAATCTGGTTATACAGTAAAATGCATTGAATATATAGTCCATCAATATAAATCTTCATATTCTCATTTGCGAAATTCCAAGGGGAACAAGATTATTGTTGATGAATTGCCAAAACAAAATAGCTATTGTTTTACAGTCCCAAGTCACAATTTGCTTGTTAGACACAACAATAGGATTTTTATAACTGGTAATTGTGGTAAGGACTTATCAAAGGCTGATGTTAGCGTGAACATCTTTTGTTTTCTTGCGGCGCAACAGTTTGGCAAGCGCGTAAAAATGTCATGCGCTATTGGTGATGATAATGTCGATGGCGTGCCGTTTGTAGAAATTGTAAAAGTTGCGAGAGATTATATTAGGCTTATCGGTGGATTTGAAAAGTTCGCTGAATGGGGATTGATTCGACCTGTAAAGGAGGATATGAAAATTGAGACTGACAAACAAATGGATTAACGGCGATTGTCTAACGGAGTTGAAAAAACTTGCAGATGAAAGCGTTGATATGGTAATGACTTCGCCGCCGTATCATAATCTTCGTGTTTATTCAAATGATCCGCACGATCTTTCAAATTGCGAAACGTATGAAGAATATTACTATCTTCTTGGTTTGGTAATTGCCGAATGTGGACGAGTGCTTAAACCTGGCGGCAAGTTTATCATGCAGTTTGAGGATTACAACTATACTCTTGGCAGAGATAACAAAATGGGGCAGGAATCCATTACTGGCGACATTAACAGTATCATGATTGAAAACAATTTCTCTCTGTGGACAAAAGCATTTTGGCGTAAGTATTCGGCGCAACGCGCTATGTTGGCTCAGGGCAATCTCTACTATAGAAATATGAAAGCCAGAGATACAATTCTTGCGGCAAATGTCGGATTTGTTTATGTCTATAAAAAAGCAGGCGATTGCGAACTTATCAAAGCGTCTGATATTACACTTGCTGAGTGGGCTGAGTGGGCTGATGGCGTTTGGAATATCGGCAATTCCGGCATTGGACACACAACTCCGTTTGCAGAAGATTTGGTTAAGCGTTGTATCAAGTTGTGGAGTTGTCCCGGTGATGTGATTCTTGATCCTTTTGCCGGTGCTGGAACTGTAAATAAAGTTGCTATAGAAAACCATAGAAGTGCAATCGGAATTGAACTTAACAAAGATTTCTGCGATTTAGCGGTCAATGAAAGATTCAGCAAGTGGGATGATAGCATTTATGAAACAGATGATAGCATTGACGAAATGAAGAAGCGTTTTAGTGTTGAACTTGAAAAGGGTAAAGAACAGAGTGTAAATGCTAAAGCAGCAAAAGAAGAACAGAAACAAGCGCAACAGAAAAAGAAAGATATTCGTGCTGAAATCAAAGAACTTGAAGCACAGCTAAAAACACTTGGGCTTAAAGCAAAAGAAATCAAGGAATTAAAAGAAAGTGCGGTAACGCAGGATGAATAATGTATGCAATATCAAGGCGGTAAATTCAGAGTATCGAACGAAATATCGGATACAATAGTACGCTATATGGGGGGGGGTACAACCTATTGAGATACCAAGGCGGCAAGTCCGCAATAGCGAAAGACATATCGAAACAACTGCTTTCGATGCGGGGGGGGCAGACTGCCTTGTGAGCCTGTTCTGTGGAGCCTGCTCGGTTGAAACAAAACTATCAACTTATTTTACAAACGTTATTTGCAATGATAACCATGAATATCTGATAGCACTTTTACAGGCGGTACAAGACGGATGGCAACCGCCTGTGAATATCACAGAAGAACAATACAGATATGTTTGCAATCATAAAGATGAAGATAAAGCACTTGCCGGATTTGTAGGATTCGCCTGTAGCTTTGGTGCAAAATGGTTCGGCGGTTACGCACGATCAAATGTCGAAAAGCGAAACTATGCGCTTGAAGGCAGAAATGCTTTACTTCGTGACAATAAATTGCTTCAAAATGTAAAGTTTACTTGTATGGATTATCAGGATGTTCCTTTACCAGAAGGGTGTGTGGTTTACGCAGACCCGCCATACAACAATACTACACAATACAGAAATGAAAAATTCAACAGTGATAGTTTTTGGGAGTATGCAAGGGAAATAAGCAAGACGCACATGGTATTCATATCTGAACTATCTGCGCCAGAGGACTTCGTTTCAATCTGGCATAAATCAGTAACAAGGACATTGGATGTAAATAAGAATAATTATTTCAGATCGGTTGAGAACCTTTATATACATAAATGTAACTTAATAGATAAAGCAAAGTAACGAGGAAAATAATTGAGATACCACGGTGGAAAGTCGAGAATAGCAAAGTATATCTCAAATGAAATCCTCTCCCGTGCGGGGGGGGCAGAATCGTTCGTAAGTTTGTTTTGTGGTGCATGTTCGGTCGAAGCGATTCTTGCACCACACTTTAAAAACGTAATATGTAATGACAATCATAAATATCTTATTGCTCTATTGCGTGGAGTGCAAAACGGATATGAACTGCCGGAAATTGTAACGGAAGAACAATACCGTTATGTGAAACAACATAAAGATGAAGATGAAATCCTATCTGGTTTCGTTGGATTTGGCACAAGTTTCGGTGGCAGATTTTTTGAAGGTTATGCACGCACGCATTCAGACAATAGAAATTTTGCAAAAACATCAAAACAATCTTTGTTAAAAGATAAAGAGAATTTAAAAGACGTTGTTTTTACATGTGAAGATTACCGAGATGTAAAGTTACCAGATGGCTGCATTATATATGCCGACCCGCCATATCACGGAACTAAGCAAATCGGGAATAAGAAATTCGATTCTGATTCTTTTTGGGAATACGCAAGAGAAGTTAGTAAAACGCATTTGATGTTCGTGTCTGAGTTATCTGCGCCAGACGATTTTATTTCTATCTGGCATAAAGAGATTACACGAACATTAGACGTAAACAAGAAGAATCAGTTTAAGTCTGTTGAAAACTTGTTTATACATAATACTCATAGAAGTTTAGTTTAACAAAATGGCTATACCAACAAATGATATTGCTCTGTATAACGGCGACTGCATAGAAGTCATGTCTGCGGGGGGGGGTGAAATACCCGATAAGAGCATTGACATGATTCTATGTGATTTACCATACGGAGTTTTAAATAAATCTAACCCTGGTGCTAAATGGGATTGTGTAATTCCTTTTGAAAAACTATGGGAACAATACAAAAGAGTCATCAAAGATAACGGCGCAATCGTCCTTTTCGGAAGTGGCATGTTCACTGCCGACTTAATGGAATCACAGCGAAAGTTATGGAGATATAACTTAATATGGGACAAGGTTTTAAAAACCGGATTTTTAAATGCTAATCGTATGCCGCTAAGACAGCATGAGGATATATGTGTTTTCTATAAAAAGTTGCCAACATACAATCCTCAAATGGTGAAGTGTGAACCGCACCAGAGGAATCATGGTAAAGGTAGTTGCGGAAAGCAAACAAATAATTGTTATGGCGAATACACTGTTTTGCCGACCGTTATTTCTGATGAAAAATATCCGACAAGTATTATTTCTATACCGAAACAGCATGATCGAGAAGGTGATTTACACCCAACGCAGAAACCTATTGAATTGTTAGAATGGTTAATCCGTACTTATACAAATGTAGGCGAAACAGTTTTAGATAGTTGCATGGGTTCAGGAAGTACAGGTGTTGCATGTGTAAACACAAACAGAAAATTCATCGGAATAGAGATTGATAAAAAGTTTTTTGAAGTAGCCCAAACGAGAATAAGAAAGGAAAATAAACATGAAACCAATTTATAAGCCAAAAGGTGCTGCGGGAGAGTACGGCGAATATGCGCTGAACATTTACTCCGGTTGCCCTCATTCATGTTTTTACTGTTATGTACCTTCTGTTCTGCATAAAGATAGAAGTAAATTCCATTCGGTCATTGAGCCGAGGAAAAACATTGTAGAAGAAACAAGGAAACAGTTAGAACGTGAAAAACTGACCGGCAAGACGATTCATCTTTGCTTTACATGTGACCCGTATCCGACAGGATGTGATACTTCTACAACAAGAGAGATCATCAAGCTATTAAAAGAATACGGAAATCATGTGCAGATTCTTACAAAGTCAATAGAGTGTAAAGATTTTGATTTGCTTGATAGTAATGATTGGTTTGGAATAACAGTTGATGGAATGAAAGAAGCCGATCTTTATTATAGCAACTTTAATCTTTTAAGTTATGTCAGACAGTTAGGTATAAAGACATGGGTATCGTTTGAACCTGTTATCGTTCCTGAAAATGTTTATGACTGCATTGCAAAATATCACAGTTTAATTGATATGGCAAAAATTGGGAAACTCAATTATCACAAGTCTAATGTTGACTGGAATCTGTTTGGTCATAATGTCGAGGCTTTGTGTAAAGAACTTGGCGTGAACTACTACATCAAAGACAGTTTAAGGAAAGAAATGCAATGAGGTGGATATGATTTCACTTGAAATACCAGTAGACAAAATTCCATTTATAAGAACGATTGAAGGGCGAAAATTCCACGATGGTAAATGGGAATTTCCAGACTATGCACTTCCGACTTTGAAACAGTATGGGCTTGTGCCGGATGATGTTAAGATAAAAGAAAAAGAAAAGCAGGTTTATGAGTTATCTCCATTCCTTCGTGAGTATCAAAAAGATATTGTGAACGCTTCTTTGAACGCTGGATGCTATGGGATTTTTGCGGATACTGGAACCGGCAAGACAGTATGCGGTTTAGAGGTTGCAAACCACTACAATAAAACACTCATTTTATGTCCGCTTTCTGTGATTGAAACGGCGTGGATTGACGATTGCCATAGGTTTTATCCCGAAAAAACCATTGTAAATTGTTGGTCAACTACACGATCTAATCGCATTGCATTGCTTAAGCAAGACGCAGATATTTATGTAATGAATTTTGAGAGTTACAAAATACTGAAGAACGAGATTAGGCAGGTTGGATTTGACTGCATGATTATCGACGAAAGTTCTGTAATGAAGAACATGAGTAGCCAGATAACAAGCGCAATCCTTGAAATGATAAACGTCATTCCGCACAGATTTGTATTGTCTGGTTGCCCTACGCCTAACCATAATAGTGAAATTTTCCCGCAGATGAAATTCGTCAATAATGAGATTTTTGGTAATAACTACTATGGATTTCTTGCGAGATATTTCCACCAGGATTTAGCGCAGCCGCATATCTGGTTTCAGACAGACGAGGATAAAGAAAGATATAATCTTCGTCTTAGCGAACAATCGGTATTCTTAAAGAAGGAAGATTGCGTTGATCTTCCAGAAAAAGTTTTTGAAGTCCGGCGATTCGACTTGCAAAAAAACCAGAAAAAATATTATTCGGAAATTGAAGAAGATATTCGTTCGCATATTAACGAATGGTCAAAGTTTGAATTTACTGCAAAACTGATGAAACTTCGTGAGGTATTAAGCGGATTTGTTATCGGCAAAGATGGCGAAATACATACATTCCAGACAAACAAAGATAAATTACTTGCAGATACATTAGAACAGATCGGGAATAATCAGGTTATCATCTGGTGCCAGTTTCATCAGGAGATAGAAAAACTTGCTGAAATGTTCGGTGGTGTCGGTCTTACATCAAAGACCAAAAATCGTGACGAAGTTATCAGAGATTTCAAGAATGGCAAAATCAAATATTTGTTTGTCCATCCGAAACTGTTAGGTAAAGGACTCACATTTACTAACTGTACATACAATGTTTATTATTCGTTGAGTTTTAGCTACGAGGAATTCAAGCAAAGCCAGGATAGAATTCATCGTATTGGTCAGAAAAATAAATGCACATACATAATCTTACAAGCACAAGATACGATTGATGAAAGAATATATAGTTGTCTGTTAAGAAAAAAAAGTGCAGTAGATGAATTGTATAACGAGATTGGATTAAAAGTAAGCTAACGGAATCTCGAAAAGCAATTAAACATTACTTATAAGAAAAAGGATGTTGGTGTGAAAAATGTTTGACATGACAAATGAAGAAGCTGTTAAGTGTTTAAATTCGGACTACGGTAAATATGATTGTAATGATTGTAGATTTTATACTATAGATGAATCCAGTCCATATAAAAAATGCACAAATGCAGAAGTATATAAAATTGCCATTGAAGCTATAAAGAAACAGATCCCAATGAAACCAGATGGGAAGTATACAACATGTAAATGTCCTGTTTGTGGCAGACGCGTTAGAAGCGGTCTTGGAAGTAGCAGCTATGGCAGACGCGATAATTTTTGCCAAAAGTGCGGGCAGAAATTAGATTGGGAAGGTATAGAGTAAATGGGAAACGAATCAAATGAAAGCATAGCAATAATGCGTTTAGGAGATATTAAGCGTCACATTGTAAACAATGATTGCGCCCATATCTTAAAAGAAAAAGATGTTTATTTAAGTTCGCTTGACACGGCGATTCAGGCACTCGAAAAGCGCATCCCGAAAGTACCGTATTTTATAAGTGACGGTTACGATCCTGAAGGCATGGAAGTATGGGATGCTCATTGCCCTGATTGCGAACACGAACTTGACGAAGAAGATATTTGTCCTAACTGTGGACAGATGATTGATTGGGAGAATGTTTAATGCCAGATAGAGAACATTTACGATACTTACAGGCACTTCCTTTAAATTTAAAGGTACAATTGACGAAACAAAGAATCAGGGAATGGGTGAATCATTACGGATTAGACGGTGTATTTGTTTCCTTTTCTGGCGGCAAAGACAGTACGGTGTTGTTGCATATTGCAAGAGAAATGTATCCAGAAATGAAAGCGGTATTTGCAGACACCGGACTTGAATATCCTGAAATCAGAGCATTTGTGCAGAAGTTTGGGAATGTCGAATGGATTAAGCCGAAGATGAATTTCAGAAATGTCATTGAAAAGTATGGTTATCCATTTATTAGTAAAGAAGTTTCTGAATGTGTATATGGTGCAAGAAAATACTTGACAAGCATTTTAGAAGAAGGCATCCTTGACAGACAGACAGACAGACAGACAGACAGACAGACAGACAGACAGACAGACGCGGCGCACCATACTCCTACTTCTATGATAAACTTACTGGAACTGGCAAGTACCAGAAGCCTAACGGAAATGTCGCGGGTGGGGGCTGATAACAAGTTTAGAAAACTCGCAGGAATTGGCGAATATACTCGAAGATCGAAGGGCGAACAGAAAGGGCGGTCAGAATCAACGACTGGCAAAAATGCTGGGAATGTTGACGAAAGATCAAACGATTCAGGCGAATATCCCTAAAAGCGATAGATCGCAATTTGCACAGACAAAATGGAAGTTTATGCTTGAAGCACCATTTGAGATTTCAAACAGATGTTGCAATGTAATGAAAAAATCTCCGATGCACTCTTATACAAGAAAAGAACAGAGATATGGCATTACTGCGCAAATGGCAAGTGAGAGCAGATTAAGAACGCAGGCATGGATACAACATGGGTGTAACGGATTTAACATGACAAATCCATTAAGCAATCCTATGTCGTTCTGGTTTGAACAGGATGTACTTCTGTACATTAAATTGAACCACCTGACAATTTGTTCTGTGTACGGAGATATTGTAAACGATGATGGTACACCTTATTCCCCAAACGAAGAACATGCGAACCTCGGCGTATTTGAACTTGAAAGACCGTGTTTAAAAACCACAGGATGTTCAAGGACTGGTTGTGTTTTCTGCGGTTTTGGTTGTCACCTTGAAAAATCAGGAGAAGGACGGTTTTTAAGATTGAAAGAAACACATCCGAATTTGTACAAGTATCTGTTTAAGCCGTGGGATGAAGGTGGTTTAGGATATAAAGAAATTATAGACTGGTTAAATGAACATGGCAATTTGAATATAGAGTATTAGATATGGGATTGTTTAAAAAATATATAGAGAAAAGAATTGATAAAGAGAAAGAAGAAATGATCGTTGCTTTTCGGAAAAATCCTATGCGATTTACGGAAGGTTATTATGGTGTGAGATACACACCGGCGCAAAAATTGTTTGGATATTGTTCAACGCAGCTATCTGCTTTTCTATGCGGCGTTAATGAAAAATATAGAGGTGGATATGGGAAATATTAAAGATTACATTCTTGAAGCAGCAAAGATTCTAACAGATCACGCAGACGAGATTCAGGATGATTTCAATAATAATAAAATTTCAAGTGTTGATATTACAATGTTTATCCATGCAGAAGATGAATACCCAACTTTAGACATTCAGAAAAGTTATATACCTATAAATTGATTAAGCATAATTTATAGATACATACAAATAAACACTTGCAATCTTATTGGAAAAGTGGTATAGTATATACCGTGAAGCGATACTTGTATAATCATTGAAAGGGGAAATCAAATGGTATTTTGTCCTATGTGTAATGGTTTGATGGGGCATGTTCGCAGATTTAATCTTAGCGGCAGTTATGAACTGTTCACTTGCGAATCGTGTTATTACGAAACAGTCCCTAAAAAAATTTCGCCTAATAAGTATATACAAAGTAATGCGAAAAGCACGAAAAAGAGAAAGGGGTTGAAGAAGACGGATGTACGCAGGTTACATAACAACAATAAAAGAATTACATAAGCACTCAAATGCCGATAGGCTTATGTGTACTACGATTTTCACAAACAATGTGATTGTCGATTTGAGTTACAAAGTCGGGCAGAGAGTTGTTTACTTTCCTGTTGATGGGCAACTTAGCGAGGAATATGCAACTGACAACAATCTGGTGAAGAAATATGTTCCGGTGTCAGAACTTAGTGACATTGATATTTCTACAAAGCAGGTATGCCAGAAAGACGGAATTGACGTTGTGAATGTCGGCGGTTACATGGATGCCGAAAAGAGAAATATCACAGCGTTAAAACTCCGTGGCGAGAAGTCCGATGGGTTGGTAATGCCGATTGAGTCTCTTTCAAAGTATACGGATATTTCCACTTTGAAAGATGGCGACATGATTACCGAGTTGAACGGGCATGAGATTTGCCGAAAATATATTCCGAAAAGACAGAGAAGCACAAATACAAACGGTAAGACTGACGGTAAAAAGAATAAGAAGGAACTTCGGTTTACTGTGTCTTATCCGTATTTTGCGGAACATATTGATACACAGCAGCTTGCCTATAATCAGGGTGCATTTAAACCAGGGGACACATGTTACATCACGCTAAAGATGCATGGCACATCCGGGAGAACGGCAAATACAATCCAGAACACGAAAAAGAAAAGAAACCCGATCTTAAAGAAAATCTTTCATCTGCGCGATAAAGACATTCGGAAGTTTGAACTTGTCAGCGGCACAAGGCGAACGACTTTAAGAAGTTACGATGGCGGGTTTTACGGGAACAATTCTTTCCGTGAAAAGTGGCATGAATTTTTTAAAGATAAGCTACCAAAGGGGATTGAAGTTTTTTATGAGATTGTTGGATATACCGATGGTAATAACACGATCATGGGTAGATGCTCCAACAGACTTGTAAAAGATAAAGCGTTCCAGAAACAGTACGGCGATGAAACTGTTTTCTCCTATGGTTGTGATGTTGGCGAGAATGATATTTTCATCTACCGCATGACAATGACAAACGAAGATGGTTATACGGTCGAGGTTCCGTGGGAACAGGTGCAGGTTATTGCAGACAAGATGGGATGCAAGTGCGTTCCGCAATTTGATAAGTTCATTTTTACAACATGGGATGATCTGATGCAGAGAGTTGAAAAATTCTATGACGGTGCAGACCCGATTGGAAAGACTCATATCAGAGAAGGTGTTGTTGTAAGAATTGATAACAGAGAAAAGTTTACTGCATATAAGCACAAAAACTTCAGTTTCAAAGTTCTTGAAGGGTTGATAAAAGATACTTCTGATGCACCGGATATGGAAGAAGCAGAAGAACTGATTGGAGTTGATGCCGATGAATAAACCGGAATTTGTTATGTTGGTCGGTTTGCCTGGTTCTGGTAAGTCTACATACGCTCAAACACTTACCGGAACACACAATATTCATTCGTCAGATTCAATTCGTAAAGAGTTATTTGGCGATGAAAACGAAAACTCGAAAGAGTGCAATGAAAAGGTTTTTAACACATTGCACGAAAGAGTCAAACAGAATCTTTGTGATGGCAAAAATGTTGTGTACGACGCAACAAATTTGAATCGCAAAAGAAGGATTGCATTTCTAAAAGAAATTAAGAATATCAACTGCACAAAGAAATGTGTAATGGTCGCTACTCCATTCTTCTTGTGTCAAGTGAATAATAAGACAAGGTATCGAGTTGTTCCGCAGTATGTAATGGATAGAATGTATAGATCTTTTCAGCCGCCTTATTACAATGAAGGATGGGATGAATTAGATATTATTATATCTGAAAAAGAAGTGTGGTTTAGAGATTATAAAATTGATGTTTTGTATAACAGAGCGAGTGGAATTATTCGCTTTAACCAGAATAATAAACATCACAATTTAACACTTGGCGCTCATTCGCTGAATGTTGCATCCGCATTGATGAAAAAAACTGGAAAAGAATCAATGTTTTATGCCGGGTTGTTACATGATGTTGGCAAAATTTGTACGCAGTCAGTCTTAAACAAAGACGGTAAATGCGATGGAGATTGCCATTATTATAACCATAGCAATGTCAGTGCATACGAATCGCTTTTTTACATACTTAATGACTATAAACCAGAAGATGGCGAAGATATTGTAAATACCGCACTTTATGTTGCATCTTTGATTTATTTTCATATGCACCCATTTAATAAACAGTGGAATGACACAGATAGCAAAATAAAAAGGTTAAAAGCGCAGCTTGGCGAAAATTTATATAACGACATTATGATGCTTCACGAGGAAGATAAGTTGGCTAACTAAAGGAGTTTATATGTTTTTTCATCACAGTACCACACCGAATAATGACATGTTTCAATACATGTATACAATGTGTCGTGGTCATCCCGAATGTAAAGATTGCGCATTTGATAAAGGGAAAGTAGTTCAAGATGAAGGCGCACAAAACAAATACGTTTGTATATCAAGCGCATATAGGTATTTCAATGAACAAAGAACAGGAAAAGAAACTGACGAACGCGATAAGAACACAAATGAAGCAACTTAGAAATTCTTCTATTGCTGGTGGTATGAGAACTTCGCTTGCTGTTGTCTATGACATTATTCAGAAGGATATTTCAGATGCGGAGAAGATAGATCAAATTCGCTCATTTTGTGAGACTGGCTTAGGAAAGAAATGACAAGAAAGCAGGAATTATTTAATTTATATACGCAAAATAAAAGTAAGATGGGAGATAAAAAGTTTGGCATTGAATTAAAGATCCATATGCCAGACGATGAAATAGAAACCATCTATAATCCCAATGCGCACAACAAAATGAAGTATATCAATTCTGTTTATAATGATAATCTTGTCCACCAGAATAGCGAACAGATATACATTGTTGGCGCAAAGTTTGTAGTGTAATAGGTGAAATATGGCAGAAAAGAAGAAAGGAATCTTTGCAACGCTTAGTGCGATTGACACAAAAGATAAGGTAAAAGAGAAGAATGGATTAAAATACCTGCCGTGGTCTGCGGCAATTAAACTTGTGAAGGATATTTACCCTGATACACATATTAATGTTGTTCCGCAGATTGTCGATGCCGAAACTGGAAATACAAGACCTTGGCATGACGACGGAAAGACTGGATGGGTAGAAGTTGAAGTTACAATCAATTGTGATGAAGAAGGAAATGAAGAAACGTGTTACGCAAAGGAAATGCTTGCAATCATGGATTTTAAAAACAAAGCAATTCCGGCAGAGAACATTACTTCAGTTGATGCAAATAAGAGTATTAAGCGTTGCATGGTGAAGGCATTTGCTATTGCCACCGGTTTAGGCGTGCATATTTACTCTGGTGAAGAACTTCCGGATGAAGTCGCAAATGTGATTAAACTTCAAAATGAGTGTATGGCACTTATTAAAAAGAAGTGTGCGCTGTCACCTGCCGCTACAGAAAAGGTTAGCGAAATTTGCAAATCTGTTGACGAAGAAGCAAATGGTGATCCGCGACTTATCGAAGATGTTGATACTCTAACAGATTTAAAGAAACGCTTAATGGCAGTAAGAAAGTAAAGAAAGGAAAACAAAATGGGTTTTAGACAAGGAGCCTTTGCGCGAGTATTCAGTGTTGAAAATAAAGGTAAATATTCGCAAGGCAGAATTTCAATCAGTAGGAAAAATAAAGAAACCAACGTATATGAAACAGAATTCCAGGATGGATATGTTCGCTTCGTTGGCGAGGCACATCAGAACATCATCACAGCAGGACTTCCAACACCAGCAGAGTACAACAAGGATGTTCACAAAGGTATCACAATTAAGATCAATTCCTGCGACGTGACGAACTTCTTCATGGGACAGGATGGCAAAGCATCATACACACCTCATTATACAATTTTCGGGTTTGAATTCCCCGACGCTGCGCCGAAGAGCGCAAATACACAGGATAATAATGCCACTTCCGCTACAGGCGGTCAGGGAGTAAACGAATTTATGAATATCCCTGATGGCATTGACGAAGAACTGCCTTTTAACTAATTTTTTGCATGTCGTTAAGTGGCTATTATAGCCACTTAGCGTGTCAATAAAATGGGTATTTCATTGATATGAGGTGTGTAAATGGATACTAAAGACAACATCATAACATTTGAGAATCTTTTGACAAGTGTAAAACGAGATGGAATTGATAAACTTCTCGAATTTATCCGTAAGTCAGATTTTTATACCGCTCCGGCAAGTACAAGGTTTCATCTTGCAGAAGAAGGTGGTTTGCTTCAACACAGCCTTGACGTTTACTATTGTCTGAAAGATAAGTTAAAGAATCCTACGTGGGATAAAACGCTTCAATATGTCGATGATGATTCAATTATTATTGTTTCACTTCTACATGATATTTGCAAAACATACACGTATGGGAAAGGAACTAAAAACCAGAAAACATACGATCCCGAAAAGGTGGCAAGAGCAGATTTCAAATCCAGAAAGAAAGATTCTCAGGGAGAATATATTTGGGAAACTGTGCAATGCTACACACATGATAACAAGTATCCAATAGGTCACGGAAGTAAGAGCGTTATTTTCTTAATGAAATATATTTCGCTTTCCATGGAGGAAATCGCTGCTATCATGTGGCATATGGGTTCATATTGTGATAGCGCACAATGGAATGAACTTGGACAGGCGTATGAAAAATATCCGCTTGCGCTTGCGCTCCACCAAGCAGATATGGAGGCAACTCATATCTTAGAGGTTAGTAACAATGGCTGAAAAGATGCGCATTAAAAAGTGCCAATATGGGAAACATTGTAAACATGGTGGCATAATAAATCTTGACGAAGATGAATGCTGTGTTAGCGGCAAGGACAACAATAGATACTATCATCCAGACTGTAAAAAAGAAAAAGATGTTATGCTTGAAATCATTGATTTCTGGTATAAAAACGTAGACGAAAATCCTATCTTTAATCAGTTGAGAAGGACGATTGATCGACTTGTTTATTCGGATGGATATGACGCAGAGTATGTTTTGTTCGCATTAAAAGCAAAATACAAATATTTACAACATCCACCTGGTTTAGTCTATGCGGTTAAAGACAGTAAAGTTTCCCGTGAGTGGGATATAGCACATAAAAGCGTGCAGGCAGCTGTTGTTAAACCAGAGATAAAAGCGGATACCGTTTTTAGTTATGCTACTCAGAAAAAAAGTAAATTTAGTGATATTTTTGGAGATTAAAAATGAATGGATATAGCTGAACTGTCCGATATTCAAGCAGAATCCGGCGTTATAGGAACATTGATTTTTCATCCAGAGTATGCACTAAGTTCAGACCTTTTTCTAAAGGCAGGACATTTCTATAATATTGAAAATGGGTGTGTCTATTGGGCGATTCTTGAACTTGTAAACGAAGGAATATCAAACATAGATGCACTCAATTTGTCTAATAAGTTAAATTCAAACAAAGCCGTTAAGAATACGATAGAGAGATATAACCTTCCTGCGGTTCAGGAGTTTATAGAGTTATACAAAGAACTTGCAAGACATTCGATTGAAGAATATATGATGCTTGCAAAAACGATTACGGCTTTTGCTTTTAAACGAAAGTTGTATAAATCCTTAAATATCCTTTGCGGTAAATGTTTTGATAAGACACTTTCTTTAGATGAACTTAATGGTGAAGTTTACAAAGAATTAGACGATGTTACTGCTTCATTTGTTTGCAGTTCAGATGAAAAACTATTAGGAGATGAACTTGACGAAATATGGGAAGAAATAGAGGGTGGAAGGACTGGTAACGGTTTGTATGGTATCCCATCAAAATACCCATCTTTAAACAGATACTTTTCATATGAAGCCGGGGAATTGGTTGTTGTACAGGCGAAATACAAAGAAGGTAAATCTGCATTCCTCATGAATGAAGTTGTTCATAAGATGATGAACGGCGTTCCTGTACTTATAGTTGATCGTGAAATGCGAACAAGGTTATATGTCGAACGACTTTTATCTCACCTGACTGGCATAGAAGTTAAGCGAATAAAAAGCGGCGACTATAGTGAAGAAGAAGGAAAAAAGATAGAGAGTGCAAAACAATGGATTAAGCAGCAAAAAATGAAGCACATTTATAAACCGGAACTTACAAACAATGAGTTATACACTATATGTAAATTCTGGATAAATAAGATCGGGGCAAAGTTCATTGTATTTGACTATCTAAAAAGTAATGAATCGGATACCGGTGTAAACTACAATGTGCTTGGTAAACAGTGTGATTTTCTCAAAAACAAGATTGCCGGAGAATTAAAAGTTGCTGTCCTTGCGGCGTGCCAGTTGAACAGGTATGGTGAAGTTGCGGATAGCATAAAGATAAATCAATACCTGTCTGTGGCTATTAAATACGGTCACAAGACGAGAGAACAAATAGCAAAAGACGGTGCTGAGTGTGGCAATGTTTATGCAAAAGTTTATGTAAACAGACTTGGCGAACATGCCGACGAAGACGATGAAAACGATTATGTTGATTTGTATTTCGATGGTTCAAGAATGACAATATCAGAATGTAGACAGCATATTACAGAAAATGTATTTTAGGGGTTCGGCATGACGTATGAATATGATGACGAAACATTGCGGAAAATAAATGACAGTGTTGATCTTCTTAAATATGTCAGTCAGTCTATAGAAATGGTAAAGAGCGGCAAAGAATATTTTGGTCACTGTCCGTTACATATAGATAAAACCCCTTCATTTTCTATAACGCCAGAAAAGAATTTGTATTATTGTTTTTCATGCGGCAGATCGGGCGGCATTATAAAATTCCTAATGGAATATGAAAACATGTCATTTGCAGATGCTGTCAAAAAAGCAGCCAAAATTGCAGATATTGATTTGTCGAAAATGTGCCGATCAGAAACAATAACATTCCTGCGAAGATGTAAAACGTCTGCGATTAAGAAAAAGAAACAAGAACACGAAATATTAAACAGTAATGAACTTTGTAAATATAAATCTGGCGAAATAACAGAATGGATACAAGAAGGGATAAGTCAGGATGCTTTAAATCTATTTGATGTACGAATAGACGAACGAGCAAACAGAATCGTTTATCCGGTTTATGATACAGACGGACAACTGATAAATATAAAAGGCAGAACGAGATTTAAGAACTTCAAAGAATTGCGTATCCCGAAATACATAAACTATTATCCTGTTGGCACGATGGATTATTTACAAGGTTTGAATATAACACTTCCTTATATAAAGCAGGCAAATGAAGTCATTTTGTTTGAATCTGTGAAGTCTGTTATGAAAGCATACGGCTGGGGGTATAAAAATTGCGCGTCAGTTGAAAAGCATACTCTCACAGACGAACAGATAAAGTTGATTGTAAGTCTGCGAGTTGATGTTGTACTTGCGTTTGATACAGACGTTAGTTACCAGGAACGCAATTTGCGAGATTGTATTAACATACTCAAAAGGATAACCAACGTATATATTATCAGAGACAGAATGAAATTGCTTGGCGGTAAGGAAACAAAGAATTCTCCCGTTGATTTGACGCAGGAGATATGGGAAATGCTTTATAAAAACAAACAAAAAATTATATAAGTATGAGCGATTATAAAGACAAAATTGATAGCATGGTCTGGTCGCATTCAAGGATAACGAGTTATACGCAGTGTCCGTATAGTTTCTATTTAAGATATATTATTGACGATGATGACCAGTATCTATCAGAAGGGAATTACTATGCGGAAGTAGGAATATTTGTTCATTCCATTTTGGAAATGATATATAATGGCGAACTTAAATACGAAGATGCTTTAAATTATTTCATAGATAATTTTGACGATAATGTTTTTTATGAAACACGTCAAAGTGTTATGGATAAAACATATGAAGCGTGCGCAGATTATTTTGCGGAAGTTGATCTTGATTTAACTGAAAGGGCAGACATTCTTGGAGTTGAACTTAAAATAGATACTTCGATTGGTGAATATAAATTTACAGGATATATTGATTTATTGCTGAGAGATAAAGAATCTGGCGACATATATATAGTTGACCACAAAAGCAGTTCTTATCCGTTTAAGCAGGATGGTAAATCTGTAAAGAAAAAAGATCAAAGTAGTTTTCTAAAGTATAAACATCAGATGTATTTGTACTGTAAATACGTCTTTGAGGTTTATGGTAAATATCCGAAATGGATTGTTTGGAACCATTTTAAAGATGGTAAGTTTGCGAAGATACCATTTAATAAAGTTGAATATGACGAAGCATTAGAATGGTATAAAAATCAGATTCACACAATCGAATGTGATAACGACTTCGAATCGAACCGTGAATTCTTTTACTGCACGCAATTATGTAACTTTAGAGCAAGTTGCGAATACAATACGGAGTAATATATGTCAATGTATATCCCATTCCACATGCATTCAATGTTGAGCAATGGAACGACAAACATTGATAGCATTACAGATTTCCATGATTACATAAAAGCCGCAAAAGAGTGCGGGATGCCTGCGCTTGGCATAAGCGAACATGGATCATTATTTCATTGGGTAAAGAAAAAAGAAGAAATAGAAGCTGCCGGATTAAAATATCTGCACTGTATTGAAGCATATATCACAGAAGATACAGATGATACTTGTAAAACTTATGAAGCAAAGGGGATAATGCCAGATATTCCGGTTGTTAAGTTTGACAAATATGAAATAAGTGGCGATGGTAAATATCTTGCACATGTAAAAAGGTGTGATTATTCAATATTACAATCAAAAGAAACAACAAGTGAATATGTTGATATTTGGATTGATGAAGAAACGATAAAAACATTTTATATCAAACAAAGAGATAATTACCACTGTGTTTTAATTGCCAGGAATTACGATGGCGTAAAAGAAATCAATAAACTTGTTTCAAAATCTTTTAACAGAAACGATTATCATTTCTATTATATGCCACGTATCTCGGTAGATGAATTATGTAACACAAGTGATAATGTAATAATCACAACCGCATGTTTGGGCGGGATACTTCACAAAGGAACTAATACCGCAAAGGATAGATTTCTTGCATTTATAGCGGCGAATAAACATAGATGTTTTCTTGAAATACAACATCATAACGTGCCGGAACAGATCGAATATAACAGATATTTATACGATGTTAGCAAGGCAACCGGTGTTCCGTTAATTGTTGGGACTGACACACATGCACTAAATGATCTACACATGGAAGGGCGGTCAATTCTCCAGAAATCAAAAGGCGTATTCTTTGCCGATGAAGAATTATGGGATTTGACATTTAAAACACCAGATGAATTATTAAGTGCATACAGAAAACAAAATTCTCTGCCGATTGATGTTGTTGAACAAGCTATGAATAATACGCTTTTAATGGCGTCCATGGTTGAAGAATTTAAACTTGATTATTCCGCTAAATATCCGAAATTATATCCTGATTCTGAAAGCGTTTTTAAGAAGAAAATCAATGAAGGAATTATTCGCCGTAAGGTAACAAAACTACCAAACTATAAAGAGTATGTTGATCGTGTTCATTATGAATACGATACATATAAACATAATAACGCTATTGATTTTATGTTGCTTGAAGAAGATTACAAATCTGAAATGCGGAAACGCGGAGTAAGATTTGGATATAGCCGTGGTTCTGTTTCTGGCAGTATCATCGCTTATCTTCTTGGTATCACAGAAATTGATAGTATCAGGTTTAATCTAAACTTTGAACGCTTTATGAACACAGAGCGTGTCAGTCTTGCAGATGTAGATACAGACTGGTACTCAGAGGATAGAAAAACCGTTAAAGATTATCTTTACCAGAAACAAGGGTTGTATTGTTGCGATATTGTTACATTCAATACGATTGCGCTAAAAGGTGCAATCAAAGATGTAATTCGTGGACTTCATAGAATCAATGTTGAAAGACTTGATATGCCAGAAGATTTAAAACGGCGTATCAAAGAATTTGAAAAGGCAAGCAAAGAGCAGAACGGTTCTGGCTATACTGTTGAAATGCCTACTGAGTTAAAAAAGGAATTTCGCGCCTGTTATATCAAAGGCGCTGTTTTTAAAGAAGTTCCTTATGATTACATTGAATTTTCTGATGAAGTAATTTCGTTGGCAGAAACAGATGAAGAAGCGGCAAGAGAGAAATATCCGAGAATATTTAAATATGTTGATCTTGTAAATGGCGTAGTTGTTTCTGTAGGCAATCATCCTGCCGGGTGCGTTGTTTCTCCGTTTCCTGTGGATGAATGGTTTGGAACATTCACAACGGCAACAAATGAATATCCGATTTCGTTGTTAAACATGAAAGAGATTGATTCTCTTAACTTCGTGAAATTGGACATTCTTGGATTGGACAATATCGGATTGATATACAAAACATGTGATCTTGCTGGTATACCATTTGCAACGCCAGATAATATTCCAGAAGATGATGAAGCTGTCTGGCAAAGCATTAAAAATAACACGACAATGATTTTCCAATGGGAATCACAAAGCGCAACAGCATATCTGCGTCAGCTTTTCAGTGATGAAACCATAGCGAAAATCAGAAAAGAAAATCCTAATGCTTCATATATGGATTTGTTGTCAATCGGAAATGGCGCAATCAGACCTGCGGGAGAATCATACAGAGATAAACTTGCAAACGGCGAATATGCGGCATACGGTAACAAAGCGTTAGACGATTTCTTAAAATCAACATTAGGTTGGCTTGTATATCAGGAACAGATTATAGAATTTCTTCATTCGTTCTGTGGTTACACAATGGGCGAAGCCGATATAGTCCGGCGAGGATTTGCAAAAAAGACAGGCACAGAGAAGTTTATTCCGAAAATCAAAGAAGGGTTCGGGAAAACAATGTTAGAAAAATTCAATGTGCCAAAAGAAGAATCAGACAAGATTATTGTAAACTTCATTCAGGTTATCGAAGATGCAAGTTCTTATCTGTTTTCAAAAAACCACGCAGATCCTTATTCATGGATTGGATATATCTGCGGTTATCTCAGATACTACTATCCATTAGAATTTATAACATCTGCGCTGAACATCTTTAAAGATAAAGAAGATAAATCTCTGGCTATTATTGATTATGCAAAAAGCGTCGGGATCAAAATTTCTTCTATCAAGTTTAGACATTCAATTGCGGACTATAACTTTAACAGAGAAACGAATGAGATATACAAAGGGTTAGCATCAATCAAGTATATGAATTCGCAGATAGCAGATGAAATGTATGCGCTGCGGAATAACAGTTATAAGACATTTATCAATCTGTTATGTGACTTAAAAGAAAAAACGTCACTGAATTCAAGACAAATAAAAATCCTGATCGAATTAGATTTCTTTGAGGAATTTGGCGAATGCAATTATCTATTGTGCCTATACGAATTGTTTGAAAAATTCTATGGGAAAAAGCAAATTAAAAAAGATATATTAGACAGATACAAAATCAGTCATGATATTGCAAGACAGTTTGCCGGAAAAGAATCTGAAAAGATGTTTACCGGAATGAACATGATGTTAATGCTTTCATGTGTCGCACAAAGACTTAGATGCCAGAAGCGAACGCTTGGCGAAAAGATTCAAGCGCAGGTTAATCATCTTGGTTATGTAGATGTAACCGGTGATGAATACAGTGGTATGGCGTGCGCATTAAGTATTGACAGCAAGTATGCGCCAAGGTTGAAAATGTACTCTTTAAAGAACGGAAATACGCTTGAATGTAAAATAAGCAAACGTGACTTTAACAAAAATAAGATAGTTACCGGAGATATTGTAAGAATCACACGAACGGAATACAGACCAAAGGTTAAGAAAAATTCCGATGGTGCTTTTGAAGAAATCCCTGGTACAAGAGAACTGTGGATTATTGGTTATAAAGTCATGCAAAACATTTAAGCTAATACGTAGTATCAAATAAACATGATAAATATGTAGGAGATAATATATGATTCTCGTCATTGTTGGTGAAAGTGCTGGAGGTAAGTCAAGTGTTGCCGATTACATTTCGGAAACATACGGACTTGAAAAAATCGTTACATATACGACAAGACCTCAAAGAGTCTATGAAAGAAATGGAAAGGATTATCATTTTATTACAGAAGAAAAATATGAGCAGTTAAGCGAGAAAGGGTTCTTTGCGGAAACTGCAACATATAACAACTGGCACTATGCAAGTGCTGTTGATAGTTACAAAGGTGATAAAATCGTCGTACTTACTCCTAAAGGATTGCGACAAATTAGGAGTAAAAAAATTCCAGGGATTTTCTCTGTTTACATAAATGTTCCTCGCAAAGATCGAATGATTAAGTGTTTAGAAAGGGGTGATAGCATTGAAGAAGCGTACAGACGGAATTTAAGTGATGTTGGACAATTTGACGGAATTGAACTTGAAGTTGATCTTGTTATTGACAATCCGGAATACAAAAGAAGCATAAGAAATATTTCTGAAACTATTATGGGGTATGCACATTGAAAACAAAGAAGATATACACATGCGGAAAAATGAGTGGCATTCCTTATGAAAAACAAATGGGATGGAGAGAAAGCATCGAATATGAATTAGTAAGATGCGGAGGTCGTGATAATTTCGAGTTTATTCACCCGCCGAGATTCTACAATTACGAACAGAATCAACATCAGAGTGAGAGAGAAATCCTTGAATGGGAAATGGCACAGGTTCACGATAGCGATATTGTTGTTGTCAATCTTAACCAGATAGATACAACGATTGGTTCACACATGGAACTTGGCGCGGTTCAAGCAATTAACATGTTTGGCGATAAGCATATCTTCGTAATTGGTATTGGGAAAGCTGAAAATCTGCATCCGTGGATTAAAGAAGTATGTATGAGGATTGAAGAAAACGAGGGTGATGCTGCGTTATACATCAAAGATTATTTATTGTATTAAGAGGATTTTCTATGGATGTGATTTTATATAGTACAAACTGCCCGAAATGTAAGGTTCTCGAAAAGAAACTTGATAGCGTTGGAGTTGATTACAGAGTTGTAACTGATGTTGATGTTATGGAGAAAAAAGGTTTTTCTTCTGCGCCAATGCTTGAAGTTGATGGTGAAGTGATGGAATTTGGGAAAGCGATTAAATGGATTTCTGCTATACAAAAGCAGCAGAAACAACAATCATTCCAAGGAACGATGTGTTGTTAAACGGAAATCCAGTTGATAGGAAGGCAGTTGAATGGTAAACACGGAGTAATTGTAAATGAAAATTGACATAAAGTTAATGAAGAATTTTGTTTCGCAATATAACAAATTGCAGACAGAATTCGGTACATGTATTGCGGGATTGAATGGATTTGATGATGGTCAGCTTAGTTACACTGATTTCATTGATAATTTCATAGATAAAACCGTTGTTGCAGATGCAAGCGTTGATGGCAATTCAAATGTTAGTCATAAGGATATTGTAACTCTCGAAAGAGAAATGCCTAAACCACATGCGAAGCTACTTGCATTTAACAAGATTTATTACGAACTTACTAAGAAATTTGGTTTTAAAGTTGCTAACGAATGGTTGCGAATGGAATGGATGGGACTGCTATACATGCATGATGCTCCATCTTGCACATTCAGAAGTTATTGCTTTGCGTATGATCTAAAGGATTTAGCCGAAAAGGGGTTGTACTTTATCGAAGGGCAGAATCCAGAACCGGCAAAGCATTTAACAACGTTTGTTGATTTTGTGAAAGAGTTTGTAAGTTTTGCGTGTAATCGAACAAGCGGTGCGGTGGGCTTGCCGAACATAATTCCTTATATGTTCTACTTCTGGAAAAAAGATGTTGATAAGGATTATCTCGGAATTAGAACATCACATAATGAAGAATATTATGCAAAACAAAACTTTCAGAGATTTATTTATGCGGTATCGTAGATTTGCCGTAAAATATCTTTTCCGTTTATCAGCGGGGTACTCAAAAGAGTGCTAACGAGGAAGGCTTATAGAAGTAGGGTGTCTATATGTTAATCTCGTGGGAAAATTTTCGTAAAGTATAAAAAATTAGAATATGAAAAAGGATATATATGTAATCAGGAATACAGTCAATAACAAGTGTTATGTCGGGCAAAGCGTTGACTATAAACTTAGATTTAGAAAACATTGCGAAGAAGCAAGAAGAAATAATTATACATACAAAAGTTATCTATATAATGCAATGAATGAACTTGGAATAGATAATTTTTATGTTGAATTATTAGAAAGCCAAGTTGAGGATTATAACGAGAGAGAAATTTACTATATAAATAAATTTAATTCATTAAGACCGAATGGATATAACTTGGCGAGAGGCGGTGAATGGTATCCAAATCTTGCTGGGACAGAACACCATAATGCAAGAATAACATCTGACGATGTGTTAATGTCGATCATAGATGAATTAAAAAATTCAAGTTATTCTCTAACAGAAATAGGAAAACATCACGGTGTAAGCTACAGTGTTATCCATGATATAAACAACGGCGTAACATATATACAAGATGGAATTTCGTATCCTATAAGAGAATTCACGTTATCAAAAGAAAAATTCGATAGGCTTGTATTTGATCTTAAATATTCGACAATGCAATATAGCAAATTAGGATTCTTGTATAATTTGTCAACCAATCAAGTAAAAGCTATAAACGCTGGAAGAAGCTGGCATAAAGAGTATATACAATATCCAATACGTCAAGTTGTGTTTAGAGGCACTGATAATAAATATTCTAATATTCAAAGAGATTTATTATCAACTAATAAAACATTCGAAGAACTTGCTAAAAAATATTCGTGTTCAGAGAGCACAATTAGGCGAATAAATACTGGCGAGACGGCGAAAAATAATAATTTTAAATATCCGCTTAAAAGAGTAGGAATGCTTTCATCAATGGATATTTACAAAATTCATAAATTATTATTAAGCAGCACAATGTCAATAAATGAGATAGCAAGGAAATATCGCGTGTCTGAGCCTACAATAAAACGAATAAACTCTGGCAAGACAAAAAAATATATGGACGAAAAATTTACATATCCTTTACGAAAATAAACCTGTATCGACTATCCACGTATAGTGGAGTACGAATTGCTATTGATACGCATTTGGAAATGGATATTTGCATATTGATGAATATGTATAAAAAATAGTCAGGCTTAATAAAAATCATAATATTAAGGAACAAACGAAATCAACCCTATGTAAGAGACGGATCGCAGAGTGCTTTCACGAACACTTCTGTATTCGACCATAAATATTTTGAAGCATTATTTGGCGGTTCTGTTTTCCCCGATGAATCGTTTATGATTGATTACGAAGAAGATATTATTCAGTTCCAGAAATGGTACATGGAAGTAATGTCTGAAATCAGAAGCACAAACATGTTCACGTTTCCTGTCTCAACAATTTCTCTATTAAGGCAGAACGGTAAATTTGTAGATGAAGATTTTACAACATGGGCTATTAAGCACAACATGAAATGGTCTGATTCTAATTTGTTTATTGATAGTTCTGTCAATAGCTTATCGAATTGTTGTAGGCTTAAATCGAATATTGAAGATTTGGGATATTTCAATTCCATCGGCGGGACTGCATTAAAGGTTGGCTCCGTAAAAGTCAACACAGTCAATCTCGCAAGAATCGCTTTAGATACAAAAACAGAAGAACAGTATTTAGAAGAATTAGAGCATAGAGTTTATATCTGCCTGTGCGCACTGGATTCAGTAAGACACATTATTAAACGTAATGTTGAAAAAGGTGTCCTTCCTAATTTCTCTTATGGGCTAATAGATTTTGAGCATCTTTACAATACTATAGGATTTATTGGCATATATGAAACCATGAAGAAATTCGGATACACCGAAAAGGATACGTTCGGCAATACATATTACACAGATAAAGCGTTTGCATTCGGCAAAAAGATTTTTGAAACCATGCGTAAAACCGCAGATGAATTTATCAGTGAATACGGTTGCGATTATCAGATCAATACTGAACAAATCCCTGGTGAAAGTGCGGCGGCAAAACTTATGCTGAAAGATAAATTCTTCTACCCTCGCGCATTGATATATGATTTGCCGCTTTATGGCAATCAGTTTATCCCGCTTGGAATTAAAACGACACTACAGGAACGCATAAGAATTGCAGCAGAATTCGATAGATACTGCAATGGCGGTTCTATCCTTCATGTCAACATTGATGCGCCGTTCGCAAACTACGATCAGGCACGAAAGATGGTTGATTATATTGCAGAACAAGGCGTTACCTACTTTGCGTTTAACACAAAGATTCAAGCGTGCGAAAACAATCATGCGTTCTACGGAGATATTTGTCCTGAATGCGGCGGTCTTGTCGATACTGAATATACAAGAATCGTTGGGTTCTACACAAAAGTTAAATCGTGGTCAACAGAGAGATCAAAGGAATACAAGATGCGCAAATGGGAATCAATAAATGGCGCAGAAGGGATTCACAATGATTGAAAATATTACGATTAAAGGAATTATTGACGAGGATTTTGTAAATTACAAAGTCCCGTCAATGGTTCTCGAATTTCCATACTGTACATTTAAGTGTGGTAAAAAATACTGCCAAAACGCAGATATTGTTACAGACAAAACAATCGAAGTAAGTATTAGGTCGCTTTGTGAACGATATATAAATAACGGTATTACAGAAGCTATTGTGTGTCAGGGTATGGAGCCAATGGACAGCTTTGATGAATTGATAGAATTTGTTTCTGTTATGCGGAATGAATTTAAAGTTGATGACGATATTGTTATTTATACCGGTTACTATCAAAGCGAATTAAAAAAGAAAAAATACTACGACATTTTAAAACAATTCCGAAACATTGTTGTTAAATTCGGAAGATACAAACCAAACCGTAAATCGCATTATGATTCAGTTCTTGGCGTAAATCTTGCGTCAGATAATCAATATGCAAGGAGAATAAGTTAATTGAAACAGATCGCAAAATTTGAAAAAGTATCATACGAACAGTTCAAAAAAGATTATTTAAATGTAGCAGATGTAAGCGAAGATAGGGTTAAAGAAATTTACGAAGGAATTAAACTGCCGAAGCGTGCGACAACTGGCAGTGCAGGATATGATTTCTTTGCACCGTTTTATATTGTTCTTCGTCCTGGTGAAACATTAAAATTCCCTACCGGAATTAGAGTAAAAATTGATGAAGGTTGGGTACTTAAACTTTATCCGAGAAGCGGTCTTGGTTTTAAATATAGGATGCAGCTTGATAACACAGTTGGCATTATTGACAGTGATTATTATTACAGTGACAACGAAGGACATATGTTCGCAAAAATCACCAATGATACACTGGAAGATAAAATGTTTACAGTTGATGTTGGTGACGCTTATATGCAAGGGGTGTTTGTTGAGTTTGGCATTACAAAAGATGATGATGCAAACGGTGTCAGGAATGGCGGTTTCGGAAGTACAAATAAGAAGTAAGCTATGAAGATAGGAATTATAGATGCAGACCTTCTCCGAAAAAAGAAGCATCGTTTTCCGAATCTCGCATGTATGAAAATATCTTCTTATTATAAATCAATGATCGGTCGGGGGGGGGGTACAACTATTAAATAGTTATGATTCTATTTCTGGTTATGATAAAGTATTCATTTCAAAAGTGTTTACTGATACAGAAGTGCCAGATGGAATACTCTCCCTTGACAATGTTGAATATGGCGGGACAGGATTCTTTTATGATAAAGCTGTTCCGCTAATTCCGCAGATTGAACACAGTATGCCGGACTATCATTTATATGATGATTTCGTAAATCAAATGATTCTAAATGGCGCAAAGCCGAAAGAATTTGTCTGGTATAGAGATTATAGCATTGGCTTTTTAACTTTAACAAGAGGATGTTTTAGACATTGCGAATTTTGCGTAAACAAAAATTATAATGCTTCAAAAATGCACAGTCCGTTATTAGAATTTATAGATGTTACCAGAAAGAAGCTGTGTTTCTTAGATGATAATTTCCTTGCATGTTCTAACTGGCGGCAAATCCTCGAAGAAGTTCAATCGACAAACAAGCCTTTTATTTTTAAACAAGGTCTTGACGAACGACTTTTAACCAGAGAAAAATGCGAGATATTATTCAATAGTAAATACGATGGCGAATATGTGTTTGCATTTGATAACATTGCCGACTATGATCTGATTGAATCGAAACTAAAAATAATAAGAAGTATTTCTGACAAACCTATCAAGTTCTATGTTCTTGTAGGGTTTGATAGGAGTAATAAGTGGGATTTATCATTCTGGCAACAAGATTTATACGACATGTTTAAACGCATTGAATTACTTATGAAATACAAATGTATTCCATATATCATGCGGTTTAATAAATATGAGGAATCTCCGTATAGAGGAACTTATGTCACAGTTGTCAGATGGTGCAATCAACCAAGTTTCTTTAAAAAGGTAACACTAAAAGAATTTATAGAAGTTGATGCGAAATATTCACATAAAAGTGATTGTGCTTCTGTTAGATACTATCAAGATGTTAAATCTGCGCTGCCTGAACTTGTCGAAAAGTATTATAACATGAAATGGTGAAACATGAGAAAAGCAATAGAGAAGATAGACCGCAAATTGTATATATGCAATATTGGCGAAATCACTGAATGGAAAGCTGGATATATTGCCGGATTAGAATATGCAAAAGAATTGATTAACGATGCAATAGATGATCTTATTGTCCTTGGCGGTCGATACTTTGTGATTGTATACAAAGATGGTAATGAATTTATGCCTTCGATTCAGGAAATGAAATTGTATAAAATCACCGGTAACAAGCGTAAATCTTATTCTTTTAGCAGAAACCTAAATGCAAATGTGATAAACACACCAAAAGCGGACGTTGTGATAATGAGTGGAAAAAATTTTCGACAAAGAGTTTTCTTTACCAGAGAACAGGCAGAAAAAGTTTTTAACAAAATAGATGGGAAAAATAGAGAGATAAGATAAATGGAGGTTGCAATGTCCAAGTTTAACATTAAACAAGGGTTAGATTTACAAAAATTAGATTACAACATATCTGTATTTAAAGATACATGCGGGCAGGAGCCTATAATAATTATGTCATTTGATACGCTAAATAGTTTTCCCAAAATGCCGGATCAGGATTATTTCATAGAGCAGAGTAAGGAAAAGCATTATTATGCTGGAATGGTTGGAATGTACTATGGATGTAAGGTTTTTACAGATCCATCATTAAATTTTGGAGATATTGAATTAAGATGAAATATATGTTTGATGCGCCAGATGATTGGGATTTAAAACATTGTAGTATAAAAAAAAAGTAGTGATGGAAAAGTAAAGATCGAAAAACCAGTAGATCATTGCATTTTTACTGTTGCAAAGTCTAAACTTGTGTCCATGAATGATGATTTATATTATGCAACATTTCATAAAAGAGTCGCAGATTGTGTTTCAAAACTGCGAGAACATTTTAGCCTTGGTGATATTGTTGATTCGTGTGGCGGTATCCAGGCACTTGAAATTGCAACTGGCGAACTGATGGATTACTAAGAGGAGAAGAACAGAATGGATAACTACTACGAAAAACTTGCACAGTTTAATGAATGTGTAGCAGATGATTCTTTTGGCAACTTCTCTGACGGATACCATACGTTTCAAGAATTGTATAACCAAAGAGCGATTTTAACCGCTGTCATTTGGAATGACCATAAAGATATTGCATGGAAATCAAAGAAACATTTTGACGAAGAAAATGATCCCATGTTTGAAGGTGATTTCATTATAGGAATTGATACACCGGAAGGGCAGGCGACGTTCCATATTGATCTTGCTTATTGGGACTTTTTTGACATTCAGGAATTACCAAACGCGAAACAATGGGACGGTCACACACCAGAGCAGGCAATCGAAAGAATTTCCAGTTTAATTGAAAAAGAGGATAAATAATGTATTCTGAACTTGACAAAAGAATGAAACGGTATGAAGCCATTAGTGATATTAGGCTCGTTAGGCGTATGCCAGTTATAATCAGAATTGATGGTATTGCACATCATACGTTCACACGAAAGTTTAAGAAACCGTTTGATTCTATTTATATGGGAGCAATGCAGGAAACGATGAAATATCTCTGTGAGAATATCCAGGGATGCGTACTTGGATATACTCAAAGCGACGAAATCACATTAGTTCTGATTGACTATAAAAGGCTTGAAAGTGATGCATGGTTTGATAACAGAGTAGAGAAGATGTGTTCTGCTGCCGCTTCAATGGCGACAATGGAATTTAACAGAAAGTTTAAAGAAACTGCCGAAGCGTTTTTAAGTGAAAATGAAGATAAAGATGATTTATGGGATTATTGCGATGCTTTAGCCATGGCGATTAACAAGGGTGCAATGTTTGATGCAAGATGCTTCAATGTACCAAAAGAGGATGTTACAAATAATCTTTATTGGAGACAAGTTGACGCAATGAGAAATTCAATCCAGATGGTAGGTCAGGCGAATTTTTCAGCAAAAGAACTGCATAACAAGGATCGTTTAGAAATTATTGAAATGCTATCAGAGAAGGGTATTAAGTGGGATGATCTCGCAACAGTTCAAAAGCGTGGATGTTGTTGTGTAAAAAAAGCTATTACTACAGAATCATGCATTAGGAATAAATGGGTAATTGATAAAGAAATCCCTAAATTTGTCGGTGATGGCAGAAAATATATAGATGAATTAGTTATGATTTAAGATATTGTATTAAATTAAGTACACTATATATAAGATAATTTTGTGTATGTTTAATGGACACATGAACAGCAACAGGTATGTTGATATAAAAAAATAACAGCTATGAAGCTGCTATTTTTTACAAATATGCGTTATTCCTTTCCGTGTGGTGTACACTGGTGTACACAATACCAAATGTTGCGATTCCGATAAAAAGCCTTATTTTATCGGTAATAATGTACGTGACAAGATTCGAACTCGCGACCTTCTGGTCCGTAGCCAGACGCTCTATCCAGCTGAGCTACACGTACATTTTGTTTTGCTGTTCCCTCAACAGCAAATACTATTATAGTGTGGGGGCCTGTATTTGTCAACCGGAAATTTTGAAACTTATGCGTTAAAATGAGAAAAATATTTTTATACACACCCGTCGAGGGAGCGTGTACAGTAACAGATACAATCCGGACAGTTCCGTCTCCGGGCTGTG